CGCCGTCGCGCGGGATTAGGGCGCCGATCCCGGGCGCTCGATCGAGCAGGAAGCGGTGGAGCAGCCATCCCGCGATGGCGTGTTCGCCGACCAGAATCGCCGCGCCGGCCGTCGCCACAACTGTGTTGAGCAAGTCTTCCCCCATTTCCGCCCGCCCCGGCTCACGCCGGGGCGGGCGCTTTGTGCTATTCGGCCCGCATGAGCCTGTCCTTAAAGAAAGATCCCGATGGCGAGGGAGACGAGTATTACCTTGTCTTCGAGAACAAGACGGTCGCCGTCGGCCGGATATTCCAACAGTTTGCCGCCACCAGCGTCCCGGGAAACTGGCATTGGAGCGTGACGTTCAAGCCGCACTGGCCTCAGCCGACTTATGGGACTGCACCGACGCGGGAAGCGGCGATGCAGGCGTTCAAGGAGCGATGGGAGCGCGGGGAGGGGCACTCCTAATTTTTTATCGGTTTGAACATTTCATCGACCAAACGCTGCGCCCCGTCAGTGATCGCCTTCACAATGTCCTTAGCGAGCGCCGCGCGTTTTTTGGGCGACTTCCCGGCAAGATGACGGTCTGCGATCTCGATTGCCTTCGCGGCCTCCGGCGTCATGCGACGGCCCTCCTAATACGACGCGCGCTGCTTGATGTGCAGCTCGTTGTCCTGCAGCCACACCAGCGTGGCCCGCACCGCTTTCAAGTTTTCGACGTGAAGCTCCGCCTCGCTCTTTCGCAGAGGGCGGTTCTCGGCAATGCGCTTTAGCTCGAGGTCGAGATCTGCAATCTGAGACGTCAGCGACCGCTTGGGTCGCTTCGCCGGCGGGGCTTCTATGACCATTGTGGCTTCCTCGATCGACATTTCACCGTTGAGCACCGCGAGCGCGGCATCGAGATCACGCACCGCCTTGCCGTCGACCGACCAGGTGCGGGTCGTTTTCTTGGCTCGCCCGTCGTGCTCGTCGTAGACCTTCAATCGCGGAAGGTCCTCGAGCCCGTAGATCCACGCCGAGCGCTTCCTGTCGAAGTCCATATGGACAACATCGGTCGTTTTCCGGCCGATGATGTCTTCGCGGGTCAGCGGCTTCCGGAGCGCGACGACGTTCGTCACGCCGCCATTCTTTCCGGGAACAGGCGATCACTCGCCTTGAACATCTTCGGCACGGGCGACTCGATGAGCCCAAGTGATCGCATCTGGCTCACGTATTTTTCGAACGTGGATGAGTTCGCCGACATGCCAGCGGCCACGGCGAGATCGTCCTTTGAAATCTCGTGCGGATAAACAGCGGTCGTCCCCTTCACGATCCGGAGTTGACCATCGGTCAGCTTGCGGGAAATGGACGCCATCATGGCGTCGTGATCGGGCGGTGTTTGCTGCTGGTTCGCGCACGCGCGGCCTTCGTCGGTGAGCGAGAATTCCCCCGATCGCGGTGACACGATTAGGCCTGCTGTTCGGAGCTGACTGACGTACTTTTCGAAGGTTGACGACTTCGGGCTGCTGTCAGCCAAGAACGCGACCATCATCTTCGACGCGGCGCCTGCGCCCAGCAGCTCAGTCCAGGCGATCGCGTCCAGAATGGCCTGCTTTGTTCCAGTGAGGTTCAATTCGCCCTCGGCCTGCTGGCGCGGAGCGGTATTCGAGGTAGCGGGCTTGGCACGAGACGCCGTTTGGGGCGGGACGGCTGGCACAGCGCGGGGCACGGGTGCAGCGGCCGACGGCGAGAATGTGACGTCGCCGGCGTCGAACCGCTTGGCCTTCACTTCGCGGATCTGTTCGCTGAGGAAAGTCATCAGCGGGCCGATCTTGTCGCCGAGCCCGCTAAGCAGCTCGACCGTCCGCTTTTGAAGCTCCCGCTCCATGCTCGCGGTGAGTTTCTTCTCCGCTTGCTCGAAGCCCTTCTTCTCCGCCGCGGCGATCGCGTCCTTGTCGGGCTTTGCCGCTGCAGGACTTGCAGCCGCAGACTGCAGTTTGGCGTTCTCAGCCTTGAGCCGTGCGACTTCGGCGCGCAGCTCGCGCGGATCGTTCGCTTTCGCCTCTTCAACGACGCTGGCGAGCTTCTCCTTCACCTGGTCAAGATCGACCGAGGCCCAGCCTTTGAGCTTGCGGCCCTGCGCGCCGGTCTGCGGCGCGAAGCTGTCGTAGGTCTTGAACATCGGAAAATCGACGAGCTTTGGCCCGAACTCGATTTCCGGCGAATAGACCCACCCTTGGCTGCGCTGCAGGCCTGCGAGCGTGCGCAGCACTTCCTTGCCTTGCTCTGGATCCCCGCAAGCGTCGATCCAGTCGCGGAGCGCGTCTCGATCGAGCTTGTGGATCACGCGCTTGCCGATCAGCGTTTCGTGGCTGGTCAGGTAGTCCTTGTGGACCTTCTGCGGCCGCTGCGATGCCGAGATCAGCACCAAGCCCTTGCCGGCGCCCTCGCTGGCGAGCCGGTTGGCCCAATGCAGCGACATGCCGGCCTGCGGATCGATGACTTTCCCCTGCGGCGCGAAGTTGTGGCACTCGTCGATCGCGAGCCAGCGGTGGCCGTGCGTCTTCACGAACAGCGTCGATGCGAAGTCGATGAAGAACCGCGTGCGATCGCCGACCATCCAGCCGCCCAGGTCGATCAGGGCAGGCCGGTTGCCGGTGGCGACCAGCTCGGCAACGACCTTGCCGGATTGGGGATTGATAGGCACGTCGGCGTGCGAGCCGCCGAAGATCACGACGTCATAGCCGGGCTTCTTGCCGTCGGCCGACGACTTGATGCCCCACCAGTCGCCTTTCGGATCGACGATGCAGACCGGCTTCTTGTCGTCGAGCAGCGCTTCGACCATGACGCGCATGGTCGAGGATTTACCGGAACGGGTCTTGCCGAGAAGGATGGTGTGCTGCGCGAGCACGCCCTTGGGAAATGGTAGCGTCATGCTGGCTCCTGTGCGCTGTCACGCGTGACAGAGGTTGGTTGCTGTGAACGCGTCACAACTTCCGCCATGGCCACACCGGTCGGCCATGGCGGTCTTTGTCGGCTGCTTCACGCGGCCTTTTTCGACATGTGCGCCTCGAGGTGCTCGGCGACGATATCGACCATCACGGCAGTCGCACCGACACGATCCTCGGCCGCTTTCTTCATTGCTTTGCCGAGCGCGTCCGCAAAGTTGAAGCGGTTAAAGGCCTCGATGAGACGCTTCTCGCTTTTGCGCCATTCGGGCTCCGCGTCGATGTTGTGGCAGATGGCCCCGGCGATCGAGGCGCGCACCATGCCGGGATTGCCCTTTCCCGACTTCGTAATGCACCGCAGGGCGGTGGTCAGCAGCTCGGCGCCGTAGCGCTTGAGCAGCCTATTTAGTTGCGAGGCGGCCAGCGTCTCACCTGGTCGCATCACTGCAGAGTGAACGTGGCTGCGGCAGATCGTGACGCCGGCGGCACTACAAACTCTATCAAGCTCGAGTGCACCGACATCGCCGGCTGCGACACGCGCCGCGTGAACTTGTACCGTGCTGATTTTCGTCACCTGGCCGTTAATCGCCGCAAAGGCCTTGGCTTGCTCGACTTCGTTTCCGGTGACTACTTGGCAAGGCACTTGTGTGAGGCCGCGTAAAGCGGCCGCTGTCGTGCGGTGCTGGCCGTCGATGATTGCGTAAACACCTTCGCCGACCGGCGCGACGATGACCGTTCCAAAGCGCGACCAAGAAAAATTAATCGCGATCGAGCGGACATTCGATGCGCCGCGGCCGTTGATTTCTCGCTGATAGCTGTCATCGACGCGCAACCGGCGAATTTCCACCCATTGCAGCTTGGGCTCCTTGCCCGGCGCGAAGGTCGGGAGGTCGGTCCTCAGTGCGAATGGCTTGGGATCGATAGGTCTAAGTTTGGGCATCTCGGCTCCTGTTCGGCGGGCGTTGAGGTTGACAACGCCGCCGGTATGCCCGCGCGCTACGACGTCGAGACGCTTTACAAATGAGAAAGATGGAGCGCATCAGCGCACCGCTATGTTGGCGATGATGATCGCGGCCGGGATCGCCGCGCAGCCGTAACCGAGCGCGAAGATCGTCCAGAACCCGAAGCGCTGCGGCTCGGGCTTGGTTGGGGCGGGCTCCGGCTCCGGCGCCGGTGCAGCGACCGGGGCGATATCGACCTGCACAACCTGGGGAAGCGGCCAGGCGGTCGGCGCTTTGATCTTCCCGGCGATGCGGTCAGCCAGCGCAAAGGCGAACTTGGTGACGTCCTCGCTATCCTCAAGACGAAGTAGCGCGTTGAAGCAGCCGTCGATCACGCCTCGGGCGTGCTCAGCGGCTGTCTCGACGTCCCGTTGAGCCGCCAGTGTGAGCAACTGGCCCTCGTTGAACATCGCGGTGTCGGCGCGCTGGCTCATTGGCCACCCTCGATCCAAGAAGCCCGCACCAATTCGCCGCCCATTAAGGCCCGCGCAAAGTCGTCCAGATTTACCTCGATCTTTGCGAGCCGCTTTCTGCCGCCCGCGACCTTTGAAGTCGCGATGATGCGGACGAGCTTGCCTTCTTCATTGCCGTGGACCCGGCCTATCTGCAGCTCGCATACGATGATGCTTTGGCTCATCGCGGCACCGCCACGTTGCCGCTGGCGTCGAGGACGATGCCGGGGCGATCGGCGTTTGCTTGGGTGCAGCCAGCGAGTGCAGCGGCATACAGCGCGACTGAAAGAAATGCTCCGATCCGCGCCGGAAATTTGCGAGCTGCGTGTTTCAACTCTAGAGTCGAATCGCGGTTCTTAGGGCCGCTTTTGTCAGCGTCACGAGTCGAATCGTTGATTGAAAAACTTGAAGAACTTCCCCGAAGTCGCCGCCCTGTCACGGCAGAGGTCGCGGGTTCGAGTCCCGTCGCTCCCGCCAGTATCTTTTTGATATTGCGTACCATTTTTAGCCGCTCCGATTTTGTTTCGACTCGTTAAGGCCCGGCGATTCGACTCCCGGCCGATCCTGTTCCCCAAACGCCCTAGCCATCGCGTTCAGTCCGCCTGATTTTTTGACGCCCGGCCGACCGCGCGACGTCGGCCAGTCGCACCAGCGTGGCGTCATCTCGAGACGGCGGCAGGTAAGTTTGGCGCAGCCTCCGATTGGTTTCGATGGTGTTGGCCATCTTGTGCCCGAGGTTGGAAGCCGACACGCCGCCGAGTTCCGCCTCCTTGGCGCCAGAGCGGCGGAAGTCGGACAGCTTCCGGGTATCGCCCGGAAATTCCGCCTCCTTAACCTCCCTGAAGTCGCGCCCAAGCTTGTCCTTGCTGTACGGGCGCGGGATCCATCGGCGACCGCCCTTTGGGCCCGGCGCCGCCCCGGCTGTGCGGAACATCGGCGTCGTGTCGAATACTTCGTAGGGCACGATCGCTCGATAGGCCTGGATCAGCCGCAGCGTGCGCCGTGAAAGGGTGCCGATCGCCGCCTTACCGGTCTTGGCGCGATCTACCCCAAAAAACGGTCCCTCGGCATCACCGCGGAGCTGCGCGGGCGTCAGCATCCGGTTATCGACCGGAGAGAACATGCTGTCCCAAGCAACCGCCATGATGCAGGCAAGGCCGTATTTTTCCATGCGCCATGCCCGCTTGACCAGGCGTACGGCCTCGCCCTCGCGCCACATCGCCGTGCGCGTCTTCGGCGTCTTGCGCCGAATGCCGAGTGAAGGGTCGGCCTTCGAATCGCAGTATTTCTTGCCGTCGGACGGCCGATTGAGGGTGCCCGCGACCTTCCACAGCGCGCGCCAGATCTTCATGGCGAGATAGGCCTCGCTCACGCCGATCGTGTCGAGCAGCCCCTTGATGCCCTCATCGGGGTCGCCCGAGTACCAAAGATCGACATCCTCGAGCCCGACGGTGGAAGGATCGACGTCGCCAAACACCGGCTCGATGTGCCGCCAGCCGCGATCCCAACTGTCCTGCGTTGCCGGAGCCTTCGATTTGAAGGTTCCAAGCTTGCGTATGCGCTCATAGGCCTCTCCGAGGCTGTTGGGCGGGTAGACGCGCCGCATTTTGCCGACCTTGGGAACACTTCTGCCGGCGCGATGGTCTCGCAGAGCGGCGTCCCATTTCGCGTTCCAGCTCTGTGCGATCGACCAGGCCCGCGGCCCATCCTCACCGCAGTCGACGAGCTTGAAGCCGAGCTTCGCCATCAGGGTCGGCTCGATCTTCTTGGTCTTGGGATTGCGGCGCGCAAGGCACGGCGCCCAATAGCCCCACTTCGGGCGCCCATCGTGCTGACGAGTGACGTAGTAGCGGATTTTCACGTTACCCACCCGCGTTCCCCCGCATCCGGTCTCTCACAACGCTGCGAGCGTTGCGCGCGGTCTGCGGGCTGGTCAAGAAAAGGTGTGGATAGCGGGCCTTCCGCCATTCCTCGATCGCGTCGAGGTCGAAGTTGCCGGTGGTCGGATCGGCCTGCGGGAAGGGCGGGCTGCGCTTCTGCAGATCCGCAAGCGCGTCCTCGAACTGCGCCAGCGACAAGCCAAGCCTGCGCGCCGCGACCGCCGGCGGGACGTCGCCTCCTGGTGGCAGTTTGAACCTCATCGGCGTGCCTTCCTTTTTTCGGCCGGCGTCTCGATCGAGCGACTGACCGGCTTCACCGGCGAGAACGCGACGACGGGCGAGGGCATCGCTGGCGCGACCGCATGGCAATGCGGACAGGTGGCCGAGCCGAGCCGTTCGCTCTCGGGCGTATGCACGACGAAATGCCGACCACAGCCGCAGGCGAACCAGTGCGTTGTGGCGGTCATTGCCTTGGGCCCCGTTCTTCGTCGAGCCTTCGCTCGCAGTGCTCGTACTCTCGAAGCGCGCCCTTGCACGGCCCGTCGCATAGCTTTTGCAAGGTGTCGGCCCGCTGGTCGGGCGGGAATGACGAAACCAGTGTCAACCCGATCGCGTGCGCAAGAGCCAACAGCCGGTACGGCGGGCCAAGGTGCGCGATCGCCTCGGTTATTTTTTCCGAGGCTTGAAGAATTTCCTTCTTGCTATGCGCCGTCATCGCTTCGTCCTCCTCAGGCTTTTCCGCGACTGCATCTTGCGCTTGCCGTTGGCGAAGCCGCGGCTCTGCAGCTTCCGCTTCTGTGTCAGCCTGGTCGGCCGCTCGAGCTGAGCACGGAGCTGCGCCGCGTGGGTGTGGTTGCCAGCCTTCACCGCCATCTTCGCCTGGTGCAGCCGCTCGGTGTCCCGAATGTTGCGGGCGCGGGCGCGCTCGCCGATGTCGCTGCCGCGCGTGGTGACGGTTTTCTCGGCACCTTCTTTGCGGCCGAATGTCCTCTCGTCGTGTTTGCCCTTCCGAAGTGCGAAGATTTTGGACGGATCGAGCTGCGGCGGAATGAAGTCATTGGCGACAGTGTCGAACGGGCGCTCACTGAGCGGCGGGCGATGGTCGAAATTGATCTTCCCGATGTCGGCCTCGGTGAACGGGACGCCTGCCACATCGCAAGCTTTCTGCCGAACAACCACAGCAAGTTTGATCGCAAGAGGAATGTCCTTGCGGTGGTCGGAGACGCGGAATGTGCCGGGCTCGAGGATCATGCTGCGAAGTCCTCTCGCTGCTCGTTTTCCTCGATCGCCATTTCAATGATGGCGTCCATGTCCGCTTCGCCGGTGGCGTGGCAGACCGGACACTGAAATTCTTCGTGCTTGGTCGGAAACCAGCCGTCGCTCACTTCGACAATCGCGGTGACGTAGCGATTGCCTCTGCAGCGTGGGCACTTTGCGTAAAGGGGCAGGGTCATGCGCGCATTCCCGCTTTCTCTCGCACGCGCTCGGCCGCGCCGATGATGCCGCGTGTGATGATTTCCTGATTGGCGATCTCCTGCACGGCGCGCACGGTCAGTTCGCCATGCACTTGCACGATTGCGCCGACGAGTTCGACCAGGTGGGCCTTGTATTGCTCGCGGGTCAGCGGGGTCATGAGTGGCGCGTCCATCACATCACCACTGTCAGTTTTTCGGCAGCGCGCGTGACGCCGGTGTAGAGCCAGCGCCGCGCGTCGTCCCGGAACACCGAACTTTCATTGAACAGAACGACGTTGCCCCATTGCGAACCCTGCGCCTTGTGCACGGTGAGTGCGTAACCGAAGGTCATCTGCTGGTACTCCTTGAGCACTTCCCACGTCAGTTCGGCATCACGGCCTGCGAAGAAGAACGGGTGCAGCTTGACCTCGACAGAGCGCGCGACTTCGCCGGCATCCTCCGGCGCGATCGTCATGCGAATGGCGGCAGCATTCGATTTGCGAAGCTTCTCGACACGCCACAGCCCGCCGTTAAACAGGCTCTTGGAGCGGTCGTTCTTGAGGCAGACCAGCTTCTCGCCCTGCAGCGGAGTGTCGCGCTTGAAATTCTTCAGCTCGCGGAATCGAGCGTTCATCTTGGCGCGGGTGGTGTTGCGGCCAACCAGGAGCTGGTCGGCGCCAAGGATTTCCTCGGGCGTAAGCGCGTCCCGTTTCCAAGGTACGATCCGGCAGGCACCATGGTCGCCATAATCGAGGCCGACGCCATTGCGCACGTCCATCGAGAGCCGGATGATGGGATTTCCTGCTGCCTGCCGATGCACCTCGGTAAGCATGCTGTCAGGCTTGGCCTCGGTGAAGTAGCCCGCATCCTGCACCGGCGGCAGTTGCGCGGGATCTCCGAGCACCAGCACCTTCACGCCGAAGCTCAACACGTCCGCGGCCAGCTCGGCACCCACCATCGAACACTCGTCGACGATCAGGAGCTTGGCGTCCTCGAGCTTGCTCGCTGGATTGAGGATGAAACGGGGCACGCCGCCGCTGGCTTCATCCAAGGTGTAAATCAGGCTGTGCAGGGTCGAAGCGCCATGGCACCCCTTTGACCGAAGTACCAGCGCGGCCTTGCCAGTGAACGCGGCGAACAGAACCGCACCCTCGGCGGTGTCCTCCTCGGCTCGCACCAGGTCGCGCACCACCTTGGCGATCGCCAGCGCCAGCGTTGTCTTGCCTGTCCCGGCATAGCCGAACAGGCGGTAAATCTGAGGCGCATTCTCGGACGCAAACCAATCGGTTGCGTCCTTCAGCGCGGCGACCTGCTGCGGTGACCAATCTTGAGACATGGGGGGTCCTTACATTGCCGCGACGATTGCGCGGCACTGCCAGTAGGCGTGCCAGCCGGCGGCGTAGATCGGGTCCGCGTCGTCGAACAGCGGCTCACCTGACCAGGCGTCGTGGAAGCCTTCATGGTAGTTCGGGTGCTGTTGCATTTGGGCCCTAGAGGTCGTTGAGCGATGACGCGGTGATTACATGGGACGCAACAAACGGACGCGCGATCGTGCGGATTTCGGTCGGATCAGCGACCTTGGTTTCTTCCTTCACGCGCTCCTTGCCGCGCGCGATCGCGCGGAGCATGGCGGCGCGGAAAGCGTCGTTCTGCTCACGGGCTGACAGGCTAAACTTCTCGTCGGTCTCGCCGGCGTCGTCGGGATCGAGCGGGCAAAAGCCCGCCTTGCGTGTGCGGCGGATTTTGAGGCTGAGATTGTGGCCCGTCATAACTGCTCCTCAGAGCGCTTTGCGGCACGGCGCGCGGCGGCGAGCAGCATCAAGCCAGCGCGCTTCCGTCCAACTGTGCCGAGGGTGGGAAGAACTTTGGCGAGCCTGATGACCAGGTACGCAAGATCATGGATCGTTCCAGCGCAGGCGCTGCAGAGCGGTCCCATGAAGTCATAGGTGTAGGCTGGCTCTTTCACCCAAGAGCAGCCTTCCTCGCAGGCGTTGTGCTGCGTGCAGCCGCAGACGCGGCAATGCAGGCCGTCGCCCTTGATTGGTTTGTTGAGCGGGTACTTCATCGCCCGAACTCCGGGCAGAACACGTCCGGGCGCGGGTGGTTCTCGATCAGATCCACAACGGCGAGTTCAGCCGTTGCGCCGTGGCCTGTCGCCATCTGCTCGTCTTCCTCGCCCTCGTAGTGAGCTTGGAAGTCGAACTGCCGTATCGGGATCGGCGGATAGACGTCGGTGACGATGATCTTGGGGCTGGTCATGCGGCCACCATCGGGCCGCGCGATGCGTCAGCCAGCCAGGGCGAGGGGCTTCGGGTCGAGCTTCGGGCGCCGACCGGCCCATTCGCTGATGAGCGCTTGCTGCTTCCGTCGCGTGACGCCGGGCAGATAGTCACGGAAGATGAGTTCGACGGCGTAATCGCAGAACCGCGAGAACTCCGTATCGTCCATGATCGGGAAGGCCGTTGACTTGAGCCGCACCGCAACGCCGGCGCCGACACCGGTGTTCTTGACCATGATGATCTGGTCGATGAGGCCGGCCTTGAACTTAAGCTCGGCGTGGAGCGCGTCGGGGGCGGCGCCGATCGCTTCGGCGACATGCCCGACGAGCCCGCGATACCAGCGATTGAGCTTGCTGGTGCGCGCGAACAAAGTCTGCACCTGCATCGGCTCGCTGTGGCGGATGCTGCGCAGACGGTCTTCGTCGAGTTGGGTAGCCGGGACCAGCGCCAGGCGGCGCCGATCCCGGACCATGCAAAGGTCCATGGGAAGAGATATAGGCTCCTGTTGTGTTTCCGCATGGTTAACCTCTGCTGATGCCTGCAATTCTTCCACCGCTGCAGGCGCTTACGGTCATCTTCTGACCCGCCCCCTGAGGAGGAGGCGGGCCAGCAGGAAGCTCTCAGGCGGTGGCGACCAGGTCGGCCATCGTCCGCTCGCTGGCGTTCTCAGTGGGCCGGGCCGTCTGGCGGCGCGCGGTCGGTTGCGGCCGATCGGGCTGCTGCGACGGTGGGGGCATATCGCTTGGGTTGCCCTCGTCGGGTTTCCCGCCATCGGGATTGCCCTTCGGCGGCTCTGCCGGGTCGCTATTGCCACCTTCGTCGCCACCATCCCCCGGCTTGGTGATCTTGCCGATTGTGTTCTGGCGGGCGATCAGCGCCGCATTGATGACGTTGGCGTCCTCGTCCTTGAGGCCAGTCAACTGCGCGAGCTGAATGCCGAAGTGCATGCAGTCGGCCATCGACGCGAGCTGGCCGATGTCGGCGAGCAGCGTGTCCTTGAGCGAGATCTGCGCCGGCGCGGTCGGAGCATCGAAGCCGGGGATTTCGTCGCCGATCGCCGTGGTGGTTTTTTCGGGCGCGAACAGGGTGGCATATTGCGAGGGCTTGCCCTTCAATTCGCGGTACATGCTGTCGTAGCCCATGCGGAGATCGACCAGCGGCAACACTTCCTCGATCTTCGTCCAGGTCATTTCCTCGTCGCCGAAGTGATCGCGCATCAGCTTGATCTTGGCTTGCTTGTCTTCCTTGCCGGTCGATGGATAGTGCTCGACCATCAAAGTCTGCAATTCGTCGAGGACGACCTTCCTCTGTGTCGATGACCAGTCCTTCTTCTCGGTCGAGACCGCATGCTGGCTGGTGCGCTTCGTATCGACGCCGAGCTGCTTGCCGCCGAGATTGAGCCGGTTGATGTGCGGAAAGAAGGCGCGGAACGTCCGGTTGACCATCTGCTCGGTCGTCAGGCGATTCCCGTCGTCATCGTCTGTCGTGAAGATAAAGGTCTTGCCGTCGATCAGGGTCGAGCGGTCCTTGATGACGTGCGCCTCGCGCCAGAGCTTGGTCACAGATTTGCCCTGGACTTCCTGACGCAGCTCCATCTGAACGAGCAGCGACGGCTCGAAGCCGAATTCGCCTTCGGCCTTCATCTTAACGCCGGTCTTCTCGAGCTGCTTCTTGCCGTCGTCGTCCTCGAAATAGTCATACTCGAAGCCGGCACGGCCGCAGACGCCAATGTGCAGCGCTGAGTTGATGTAGCGATCGCTGAACTTCTGCCAGCCGTCCTCGCCCTTGAGGTAGGACCAATCCTGAAACTGAAGGCGGTACGGAAATTTGAGCTTGAGCTTTTTGGTCTTTTCCCGAACGTAGCTATCGCAAAGCTCCTTCCAGAAATGCGTGATGGAATCGGCGATGAGAAAGGCCGCGTTCTTCTCGGCCTCGTCGATCGCGGTGATGAGGTCGGTAAAGGAGCGCGTCTTGGCGACGTGCAGATCGACCCCCATTTCCTTGAAGTCGGGGATGATCCAGTCGCTGCCGGTCTCGGTGTCGAGAAAAAACACCGGCCGGTTGGCGTATTCGATGTTGAGCTTTTGCAGGTGCTTGACCAGCCCGATCGCGAGCAGGCCACTGGTCTTGGTCTTGCCTGACCCCTGGAACCCCATGGAGCCTTGCTTGAGATAGGCCGATGTAATCTCGGCCGGCGCGAACAGTGTCATGACGCTTACTCCTTCGTTGGTTGCGGTGCAGTCTCACGCGGTCGGACCTGGACGGTCCTGTTGACGTGATTGGTGAGGCTCGCGAGACGGCGCGCGGCGGCTTTCATCAGCGCCAGTTGGCCTTGCTTGCGGGCAAACTTGAGATCAGCGAAGGCGAGCTGCGCGGCATCGAGCGCGGGGCCCACTTCGTTGAGGATGAGGGTCAGGCCGGGCAGCAGCTCGTCGCTGGCTGGCGCGGCTCCTTCCCGCCCGGCATCGAAAAGATCGAGAGGCGACGGCTGTTGCTTGGGAGGGCTAGGCACGTCGTCGCGATCGCCGGGCGGGAGTGCAAAGGCAGCGTTGGGTCCGCTCATGCAGCTTTCTCCTGTGTGAGCTGACGCAGGGGGCACGCGGAATCCATGCAACGGTCGGGCAGGTCGAGCTTGTCTGCCGGCACGGAAAGCCGGCAGAGGGCGCATTTGTGGGTGGCGGGTGAGGACATGTTGTTGCCCGCGAATTACGCGAAGTCTTCCTTCGGCCCCTGAATGATGACCTCCGGCATGGCCGTGGTGATCATGTCCGCCAGCTCGCGCAGCGTTGACGCGCAAGCCTTCGCCTTCGTCTGGTTTTCTTTGAGGGTGGCGAGATAATCGAAGCCCGTTGAAATCTTGATCTCGGTCCCGGTCTTGATGTCATGGCGGTCATCGAAGCCGATGGCGTCTTTGAACTTCCGTTTCGTCTCGCCGTAGAGCGGGTAGCGACCGAAACCCGTAATCAGGCCGATCTCGTCAAGCGTGATCTGGCAGAGAAAGCCGTTGTTGGTGGTTCCGACGATCTTCATTTCGAATACTCCAATCTTGGTGCTAGGCGTGCGCCAGCGCATGAGCGACGTCGGCGACGGCGTGACGGCCGGCGTTGTCCTTGATCGCGATGAAGCTCTCCGCGAGCTTCAAACCGCACGGCGTGGCGATCATCTGGCCGATCAGATCCGCGCCTTCGGTCTTGGGCTTGCCGGCGGGCTGCTCGTCGAAGAACCACGACACCGGGCGATTGAGGATCTCGGCGATCTGCGCCAAGCGGCTCGAGCCGATGCGGTTGGTGCCTTTCTCGTACTTCTGCACCTGCTGGAAGGTGAGGCCGAGACGCTTGCCGAGCGCTTCTTGGCTCATCTTTTCAATCAGCCGTGCACTGCGCACGCGCTGGCCGACGAATACGTCGGTCTTGTTCGGGGGGCTCTTGGGCATGTGACACTACTCCGGTTGGTGGTGGTGGTTAGTCGGCGGCTCCGCGTTGATCGCGGTGTCTTCTTGGTCCTGCCGACGATCGCGGCAGGGCTCGCAAAGCGTGATTGTTTGATGAAGGCGGCGCATGTTGCCGATCTCGACGAAGCATTCCGCATCGTCGTCGCTGTCGATCGGGCGGTCGCAGCCTTCGCAAGTGACCATGCTCATGACGCGCTCCGCACGACGGCAAGCGCCTGGTCGTAGCCTTTGTCGTCAAGCCAGTCGGTCGCCAGATCGTGCACATGATCGGGCGCGAGCCCGATGCCGTCGCCATCGATCAGCTCGGCGCGCACCAGCTCGAATTCGTCCGGATAGCCGGGATCGCCGCCCGAGACGTGGCAGATGGTCGGCGCTGCGCCCTTGACCGTGTGCTTGAACACGACCTCGATCTTGAGGTTGGCAACCTCGCGTTCATCCTCGGGCATCCACGACGTGCGGAAGCTGTAAGGAATTTCGGCTGTGATGGTGTGGTGCTGGCTCACAGCGGCGCACCACCAAGTTCTTCGCCGATCGAGATCAGGCGCGTGAGCAGGTAGGTCTGCATGCCACGGGTTTCGTCCTCGTAGCCGTGCCGAAGATGGATGAACTCCTCAATCAGCGTGGCGGCGACCATCTTGGTGCCTTGCTGGAAAGCCTGCCGCGCGATGTAGATGCGACCGCCTTCCGCGCAGCCGTAGATCCCGGCGCCGAGCGTGTCCGTGACGATTAGCTCGTATTCGCCGACCGGGAAGCCGAGGCTCTGGCTGAATGCCATGGCGCGCTCAAGCATTTCCGCTTCGACGCCGCGCAGAACCGTCGTCGCCGGCGTGAGCTTGGCGCGCTCGGCCTCCTTGTACCGGATGACCGCGCTGTAATTCGTGCGGGCAGCACGGTCGGTCATCAAGCAGGAGACGGCGTTGTTGAAGGACGGTGCCGGTTTGGCCGGTCCCCACGGATCCTTGAAATTGATCTCGTGCTCGAAGTGCTTTTCTTCGGCAGTCAGAACACGCTTGAGGAAGTCCTGGTCTTCGCACTCGAGGAAGTCGGTCGCCAGATACATCGGCAGGAACGACGCGTACTTCGCGGTGCGATCTTCGGTCAGGTCGATCGCACGCGTGAAATTGTAGGTGAACATCGACGCCTTCCCCTTGGGGAAGCGGTGCACCAGGACGCCGCGATAGAACGCGCCGCAGGCCTCGCCCTTGTGCACGTCCACGCCCTCGAGCTTGAGGAAGGGTTCGCCCTCGAGCAGGAAGATGTGGCGGTTGTTGTGCTGCGTGAGGAACTCGTCGCCCTCGACGATGAAGCGGGTGACGCCTTCCGCGGGCGCCGGGATCTCGCTGGCGACGTCGACGGTGCCGTCTTCGTCCTTCGTGTTGCAGTACAGCTCGCGGTACGCCATCCACACGTCCCACGTCTTGCCGAGCTGGTCGGTAAAGCCGAGGGGCGAGCCATCCATCGTTGCGAGCCGGAACGGCGTGCCGCGAATGGTGTGCTCGGTGAGCAGGAATTCGTGCTGCTTGAGGCCTGCCTGCAGCGTGACCTTGTGGCCAGTGCGCAGGAGGATCGCCAGCGCGTACTTGAGACCGGTGCCGAAGAAGCCGATCGGATGATCGCCTTCTTTAACGCTGACGCCGAACGTCTGGATTGTCAGCGGATCAATCTCGCCGTCATTCTCAAAAACCACGTAGCTCACTGGAAGCCTCCCTTGTCTGTTGGACGAAACGACAGGCCCTGCGCCGCGTAGATCACGGCGAGGCCGAGCAGAATTGCGAGAACGATGGCGAGGTCGCTGAGAAGCGCGGGCAGCGACACGGGCTGTCCAAAGGCCAGCACCATGCCGGCGACGACCACGACCGATATGACGACGTCGCGGATCATCGGGAGGGCTCCGCAATTCGGAGGGCGGCGTACAAATCGTGCAGATGCTCGCGCGAGATCGACACGCGATCGGAGCCGTCGATATCCAGTGCGTTGACCGCCGCTGCTTGTGCGGCTGCAAAAAGCGCTGGCGCCGCTGTGATGAGACGCGCGTTCGCTGTGGCTTCGTTTGGGTCACGATCTAGCGACAGCCGCGCTTCTGCGATCTGCTTCCCATCGGGCCCGAGCACGGTCCTGCCACGGACGCCTTCGAGCCGCCACGGCGCGGGTGTGTGCGTGCTCATCGCGCGGCCCTCGCGAGGCCGAGCGGAGGAGTCACTTCCGCCCGGCCTCCCTTGGACGCCACGCCACCTGGTACGCCACGCTTACAGGACAGGTTGACCTTCACGCCGACGGGCGCATGCGAAGCGATCCACGTCAGCCACTCCTCAAGCTTGTCGCTCTTGGCGGCTTGCACTTCGTCGATGGAGGGCTTCGGACCAAGGAACAGCTCGGCCTCAGGGACGCCGGGCACGAGCAGCGTGTCGCTTCCGGGCACTTTCGTGCGGCGACCCTTGACCATTTCGGTGCTGTAGCCGTGGCGCGCGACGGAGCAGATGAAATCGTGCAGCGCGCGCGGCTCGCCGCGAGCAATCTCGATCGAGCCCTTCGGCTTGCGAGCAGCGAATTCGATGTGGCCTGATGCAAAGCAGACAGCGAGCATGGTCGTTACTCCGCTTGTTGGAATTCGCGCGCGTGCTGCGCGGCGAGGGTGGGGCTGTCGATCGCGTGCTGTGCGTTCTCGGCGCAGGTATCGAGGAGGACGGAGCCATTGCCGTCGATCGCGTTGGCGATGACGTCCTTGAAGCACTCGGCAAACTCGCGGGCGTCGGCGCCGAGCGAGCTGCAGCGTGCTTCCTCGCCTATCGCGAAGATGAGCGGATCGATCGAGCGCGCGACGTGATCGAGATCCTCGCGCAAGCGCTTAAAGTCGACGGCGTCGGCCTGCGCCGGCATCGAATAGAAATACGCGCCAGCGAGTTTGCCCGCGGCGCGCACCTGTTGAACTTCGATGTCGGAAAGACCCGCAGCGACCTTCTCGGCCTCCTGCAGCAGACGGAAAGCTTGCTGGCGCAGGTCGGTGAACTGGCGGCGCAGCTCGGCGCGGGCGGCAAGCTTTGCCTTGAGCGCGAGCTGGGCGTCGGCGAATGGGGTCGGCTGGGCTGTCATGGTTGGTCCCTCGATTCGGACACAACCATACATTTGAACTGAATTTTAGGTCAAGCGATATTCAGTCAAACTGAATGCTCCCATACAGCCCTGTCACGCGTGACTCCCGTGACTCAGCGTGACGTCACGCCAGACTAGACGAGACAAATAGCTACCTTCTGAGTTCGGAGCTGCGACAAAAGAGGCAACCGACAAGGAAGTGGAAGAAAATTCTTTACGCCGGTTCCCTCGGGCATACTGTAGGGCGCTGGAAAAAAGCCGTTAAAAACAATTACGTAGTGGGGAGTTGCGTGATGACGGTGGTTGAATTGGGGGGGCGACGGCGTCGTGGCGGTAACAATTCAGATGGGGGCGGCGGCGGCGATCCGCGCGATCGCTGGTTGAAACGGCAGGCCAATCTGGTGGTCTCTCAGCTACCTGAGGATCCCGAAGAAGCTGTGCGTGTGCTGGAATTAGCCCGGAAAATTGTACGTTATTTAAGCGGACATTAGGCCGACTTCGCGGTGTCTTCGGCCTGCAGCTTTTCGATTTCTTTCGCAAGGTCGTGCGGAAGATGCCGCGTTTCGCCGAGGAAAATGTAGTTCAGCGGGGCGCCGGTGCGTTGGTACACCGAGATCGCGCCATCTACGCCTATACGATTGTCGCCCGTCTCGGCGTTGTTCCAGGTCGGGCCGGCGATGCCGCACAGGCGCGCAAATTCGGCTTGGCTTATGTCACGTTCCCGACCTTGCAACCGGCTGTAGGCCAGCCGAATCAGGCGAAGCCTTGGGCCCATTTGCGCTGGATTGTCCTGCCGAGGAATCGCCGCCATAGGCGAAAACCTCTTATATTCAGCAAGATGACGCCATTCAGCAGTCGCTTGACTTGACACTGTTCAGTCTCACTGTAGTTTCTCGGCCTCATGAAGAACAAAAAACTTCATACGGTCGATCAGGTCGTCGAAACGATCGGGCGCGACCGCGTCAAGAAGCTCACCGGCAAAGACAGCACGCATCTGTGCAACTGGAGCGATGCCGGTAACTTTCCTCCGACGACCTATGTGGTGCTGACCGATGAGCTGAAGCGCATCGGCTGCAGCGCGCCGCCCTCACTGTGGCGAATGATCGAAAGCGTTAAGCAGCGCGCGGCCTGATTTGGTGCGCTGGCGTGTGAAGAGTCGAGTCGGTTTCAAGGCGCTTTTTCTAGGACTATTTAGCCTGTGGAAAAGTTTGAGTAAGTCAGTTGCGTAGCGTTTGTGCGTATTTTCGAAGGAATACCCGCATGGACCACGCAGCGCCATCGCCCGCGACATCGTCGCCCGTTCCGCAGCAGAAGGGCGCGTGGGTCGTCTACGACGAGAGCAGGGACGATCGGCAGCGCTTCGTTGCGCGCAAGTTCTTCATCGGGCCGAACATGCTGCTCGATGCCGACGACGCCGTCGGCGCAGCTTCACTCGTTGAGGTGCGCAAGCTTCTCCCGGAAGGCCTGACCAATCTCGGCCGCACCTACGACGATCCTGCGAACGTCGTGGAGACGTGGGCGTAATGCAGCGCCCGCCGCCAGTGCGTCCCCAACCTCCGCAACGCTCGAAACGCTACGGCTGGTTTCGGCTGTACGAGGATTTTCCGAACCACCCAAAGTGGCGATTGATCGCGGCGAAGTCGGGCGTGCCGCTCGTCTACGTCAAAGCCTTCGTCATGGATTTGTTGTGCAAGGCGTCGAAGGCGCGCGCGCGGGGTCATCTTGGGGACATCGACTTCCACGAGATCGCGATCGCCAACGACGCGCAGGCCGAGCAGGTCGCCGGCGTCTACAAGACGCTCTGCGAGATCGGCTGGATCGAAGACGACTTCATCGTGGACTGGCTCGATCGCCAGCCCGACCACGAGGACCCGACAGCCACCGACCGTCAGCGCAACAAGCGCGCACGCGATCGCGCGAAGCGCCACAAGCTCATGGGCACCGCGAGCGAGGTTGATGAGCTGATCCTGTCACGCGTGACGGTGCCACCTGCAGAGGAAGTCGCGCCGGTGCGTCCGACCGAGCGCATCGAGCCGCTCAAGCTCGTTTCCGGCACGTCGCCCGAAGCCAAAGCAACCAACGACAGCCGCGCGCGCGCGTGGCTGTTTGGCGACGGCGTGCGCGACACCGGCAGCGCCAGCCTGATCGTGGCGCACCACCTTGGACAGAAGCGCCTCTCGGCGGATCTGACGGTGCGGCGCTGGTATGGCGACCATGGCCGCGATGCCGTGATGCTCGCCGAGATCATCAGCGCCGCCGATCGTGACGCGCTGAACGGCGAGGCGTTCGAGAACTTGGTGCACCAGCGCCTCGAAGCCGCGACAAGGCTGCGCGAGAATGGCCCGACACTTCCGCTCGGGCCCGCTGCGATCAAGGGAGGGCGTGATGGCCAGTAAAGACGGCTACCGCATGCCGCCGGGTTGGGAGGACGGCGTCAGTCCGGACGTCAGGCCGGCGTTGCGCGGCGTGCGGCCGGCAATGCCGGCGACCAGGCGCATCGAGCAGGTGACGGTCATGTTCCCGGTCAATTCCGCCGAAGAGTTCCGGTGGCAGTTCAAGGACGGCAGCTTCTCGCCTTGGAAACCGGTGCCGAAGCGGGATCTTCTCAAGGCGCCGCCGGGTGCGCTCGGCATCGCGTGGCGGTCAAAGCCCGTCGAGAAGCCCGCTAAACCGATGTTTTAGCCGGTGCCGCTACACCTCTGATTCGCCTCTGGATTTTCCACACCAAATGCGGGTATATTCGCCGCGTTCGGTGGGGTTCGGATGAGCGAGACAAGCGACCAGCCGGCGCCGTCAGCGCCACACGACGCATCGCCCGCCTTTAAGGTGGGCGAAACTGTTGTCGTCGAAGGTGTCGTCGTGGCCGTCTGGCCTGCCGACGGTAGCCTGCCGCCCGGCATGCAGGTCCAGTTCCCAAGCCATGCGCAACCCGACCGCGGCTGGACTAGGACGCCAGTGCCGGTGTCGATCGTGCGTCGAAGCGACAAGGCAGCGTGATGAAGGATCCCGACATGACCGCGTAGCGCAATCGCATCGTCCGTGGTGAAGCCGGGCGAAGCGAGATCTCCAAGTCATAGGGCGAGGGGGCCATCGGCAGCGTGAGGACCGCTGGTGGGACGCAACAGGAAGTCGGGCGAGCGCTATCCTTCGGGCAAGCTCAAGCCAGCGGCAAAGCCAACAGCAGAACCGATTACGGGCGTAGCGTGGCAGCGCATCAGAACGCATGCCATCAGGCTCGGTGCAGATCCGCGCGTGGCGTCGGAGCTGAGCCGCCTCAATCTGTTCGGCGAGCTGACGATCGTGCAGACCACCGCCGGTCAGCGCATTGGCGAGATCTACGGACAGTACGAGGCGTTGAAGGGCCTGCGTCGATCGACGCGCAGCCCGTCCTATGAGCGCGCCTTCGGCGGTGCCCGTGCGGATTCGATCGCGCGCGAGGAGGCCGAACAGGACGCGACAGAGGCTTTCCTCGAGCTGCAGAAGACGCTGCACGACATATCGCCGCGATCCCTTGAGCCGCTCGAGCAGCTCTGCGTCGAAGACCGATCGGTAAGCCGAACGCTCTACCCGGACATTCGCAATGTCCTGGAATATCTGGCGCAGATTTGGGGGCTCACCACCGTCCGTCGTGCAGGACCCGCGAAGCGACCTGAAGCAAAGAAGGCCGCGGCCGAGGAAGCGCCGGCGCCGAAGAAGGTCAACCTCGATCGACAATCTTGGATCAAGACGATCCGCACCATGCGGCCCGATCTCACCGCCGACCAGGCGGGCGAAGCCTACGACATCGCGCAAGCGCTGAAACATCGCGCCGTCTTCGTCAGCAGAAGTCCAACGCTCTCACAAAACACATTGCCGGAAGCAGCACGCATTCGCGTTGCTGGCGATCGGCCTGTCCTCAAGCTCGTGAAGAAAGGCGGCACCGATGTTGCGTAGATCAATGGGTATCTTGGCGCTCATGATGGGCTCGATCGCCAGCGCAGCGATGCGATTGCCGAATGCGCCGCTGACCGGTCCGAGCCCGTTCTCCGGATCTGCAGGCGGGGGCAGCTATCGGGCATCACGGCAATGGACGCGCCGATCGCGCTCAGTAAAGTCGGCCGCTTCGGTGCGCCGGCGCGCGAGAAGCTGCAGTCAGCGCAAGGCAGCGTCGAAACGCCGAAAGCGTGCATAACCGGCCTTTCCGGCGAAAACCGACCCAATAGGAAGGCCGCTGGTGCGTTAAAACGCATCGCGACGTATCTCAGCATGGGGGTAAAATGCTCTCTCGCCGAAAATTCCTGATCGGTGCATCCAGCGCCGCGGCCGCCGTCGCGGTCGGGCCGAGCTTGCCGACGCGGGAAGGTGCGTCGTACTTCACTGGCTGCGCCATCGACGCGCGCATGAAGCAAGGCGCAGCCGAGTATTATTACGCCATCGTGCATCCCGACACGCTGCGCGCGTTGAAGCGGCTCCGGCCTGACATCGTGGAGCAATTACGGAAGTCGAGAAGTATTTTGCTCGAGAGCCATCCGATCGAGATCAAAGGTGTGCGTTTCATCGAATGAAACGCAATTCCTTAACCACGATCGCACGCCGCTGATTGACGACGCGCGCGATCGAGAGCACTACCGAAACGCAAGCTCACCACGAGTGTCCTCAGATGCCGGTTCCTCCAGGTGCCGGCATTTCGCGTTTGTGGTGGCGCATCGGGGCGGTGCGGGAGAGCCCAGCGCCTGTTCTGCCAGCCGCGACGACGGCACCCGCTTCGCAGAGCCGCCCCCTTCTTCATGCCAGCGAAATCAGGTGGTTAACGCCCGTTATCGTTTCGGCAATCAATTAGTCCCATATCGGACCTAATCGGCGCGGCTTCACCCGTGCTGTCTGAGCGCGCCTGGTCGACCGCATCCGCCCCGATGCCCCGGTCGGCCGGGCCGCAGCTCACAACCGAGGAGCTGAACATGATCAAGCCGTCGATCGGCCGCATCGTCTGGTTTCACCCGACCCCGAAAGACCCGATCTATTCGCCGAAGCAGGTGCTCGCCGCGATCGTCGCAGCGGTGCACTCAGACACCAGCATCAATCTTTCGGTGTTCGGCGCCGACGGCTCCGGTCCCTATGCACGGCAGAACGTCTATCTGCAGCAGGATGGCAATCCGACGCAGGAAGGCGTGAGCTTCGCAGCGTGGATGCCCTATCAGCAGGGCCAAGCCGCGAAGACCGAGCAGCTCGAGGCCAAGCTCGCCGGCGACAAGAACGACGGTCAACGTGACAAGCTGCAGGAGCTCGAGCAGCTGCGTCAGCAGCAGCCCGCCGAACCCGAGAAGGCTCCGAGCTTAGTGCCCGCCGATGGCGCCGCACCTGGTGCCAACACCGAACCGGCGCCGCCGGCGCAGACCGAACAGCCGCAGGGCTGATCACTCCGCTCGAGGAGCGGCTGACATGAGCTGGCACTTCGAGAACGCAATCTTTCGAGATGAAAAACCGGGAGCTGAGTGGATACAGATCATCCGCTTGGCCTGTCGGTTTTTCACGTTCGAACGCAAGCGCTTCATCATGCTCCACTGGGGCACCGAACAGCGTTCGACGTATTTCCGAGTCCACGTCGATGTGACGTGGCGCAGACGCAGAGCGATCGCGTGAGCGGCCGTACTGTCTGGTTTCGTGACGGCGAAAAGGTCACGGGCCATCGCAAGACCGATCGCCGCCGTTCCGCATCGCGCCCGATCGCGCAGCGCCTTGCAGATCTCAACCGCAAAGGGATCGGCAAGGTCGAGGGCGTCAAGTTTCGCATGGCGTTCATGCTGCCCAAGACGCTGCAGGGCTTTGTCGCCAGCGGCAAACACGGATTCGGCGTGGAGGTCATTCGCGGCCTGGTGCGCATCGAAATGCCGTCGATCGAGCAGTGCTACATCGAGGCGCGGTCGTTTCTCGGCACGGTCGCCAAGCAGCGCCCCGCCTTCACGGCCGTGGCCAGCATCGTCAGCACCAAGGCGCCGGAGCAATCGTTCCACCGCCACCTGACCGTGGTGGGCGGCGCGCTGGTGGTGTCGAACGGTAGTTACGAGCCCAAGGTGTTCGAGGCCGCATGAACCCCGACGTCGTTCTCAGCCTGATGTTCCTGCAGAACGACGCGCAGGATCGCGGAATGTCGGTGCTCGCGCAGACGTACCGCTACTCGGCGATGCGGCTGGGCGCGGAGCAGGCATTTGCGCGGTGCAACGAAGCCGCCGAGAGACTGAAGCGCCAATGAGCTTCACCGTCGAGCGCAAGCGCCGCCAGCCTGGTGCTGTGCCGCCGTCGCAGGCGCCGAAGGCCTCAACTCGTCCCATGAGCCGGGAAGAGATCACCACCGCGGTCGCCGACATCAAGGACACGGCGCGCCGACTGCGACCGCCCCTAAACCAGAAGCCCAACGCCTTTCACGAGGACAAGGACGAGCTGGTGAAGATGGCCGAGCGCCTCGAGGACGCATTGCGGGGCAACAGGCCACTGCGGTGCTGATCCGGCCGCAGCCGCCGATCGAGCTGACCGGCGTAGAGGGAGCACTCGCTCCAAAGTTCGCGCCGGCGCCGGATCTGCTGGAATGGGCGCAGGCCTCGTTCGTCGACGAGGGGGCAGAGACAGCCAATCCCGACCATGCGCATCTCGGTATGGCGCGCATCGGGATGCTCTGGACCAGCGCCGCCAACGCCAAGCACGGCCGCACGATCGTAGGGCAGGCTGAGTTCAAGCCACCCGGCGGCACTATGGGGAAATGGCAGCGCGCTCGAGCGCAGGCCCAGATTTACGGGTGGTTCGGCGGAGAGCTGGACTTCCTGCTGACGTTCTCGGCGCAATACGCCGCGATGTGCAGCGATGCCGAGTTCTGCGCCCTGGTCGAGCACGAGCTCTACCACTGCGGCCAGGCCAAGGACGAGTTCGGCGCACCCAAGTTCATCGAAGACACCGGGATGCCGGTCTTCTGCATGAGGGGCCACGACGTCGAGGAGTTCATCGGCGTGGTGAAGCGCTACGGCACGATCGCCGCAGACGTCGCCGCCTTGGTGGATGCCGCCATGGAAGCGCCGGTCCTCGATGGCCCGAAGATCCGCAGCCTTTGCGGCACCTGTCACGCGTGACACCGGGAGAGCGCCAGTGATCGAGATCGAGCCCAATTTCTTCGTCGGCAACCAGATCGACGAGCAGAAGGTGCGCGGCAAGGAAGGCTGGGCCGTCGTCCACGCCTGCAAGGAGCCGTATCACCGCGAGGCGCTCGGTTACTCCGGTCAGGGCGCACCCAAGGACCACAAGGAATATCTGATCGCCCGCCGCGGCGATCGCCTGTGCCTCAACCTGGTTGACGTCTCGGACCCGCAGTATGTCCGCAAGGAGATCATCGACGCGGCGATCGCCTTCATCCGCGAGCAGCTCGACGCCGGTAAGAACGTGCTGGTCCACTGCAACCAAGGCCATTCGCGGGGGCCGACGATTGGGATGCTCTGGGCCGCGCCGCATCTGCCGTTCTCGTTTGAGCAGGCGGTCGAGGCCTTCCGGGAGCGCTATCCGGACTATCAGCCCGCCGGCGGCATGCTCGGCTTCGCCATCGAGCATTGGCCGACGTACTGGAACATGACCGAGCGTGCGAAGTCATTGACCCCGGCTTGACGCATGGCGGGATCTGACGAGCTGAGCGACGAGGTCAAGCGCGCCGTCGTTACAGCGCTCGCCTGCTACGACACGCCCTCGGAAGTGGCAGCGGCCGTCAAGGAAGAATTCGGCCTCGAGGTCAGCCGCCAGCGCGTCCAGGCCTACGACCCGACCAAGGTGGCGGGCAAGGGACTGAGCGCCGAGTTCCGCGCGATCTTCGACGAGGCCCGATCCCGCTATCTGGCCGACACCGCCGACATCGGCATCGCGCAGAAGACCTACCGGCTGCGCATGCTGGAGCGGATGACGATCAAGGCGGTCGGGATGGGCAACATGAAGCTCGCCTCGGCCTTGCTCGAGCAGGCTGCCAAGGAGGTTGGCGGGGCGTTCACCAACCGGCGCGAGCTGAGCGGGCCTGACGGAAAGCCGATCGAGACGGCCAACGTGCCGCCGACAGACCCGAAGCAAAAGGTTCTCGATGAACTCCGAGACATCTTCGGCGCCGGCGTCGGCACCACCGCCGCTGCTGATGCTGGAGCAGCGCCCGAAAACCCGGCTGGAGACGATCCAGTGGTACCGGACGGTGCTGGCGGCGGCAGCGCAGAGGAGCCCGGAGCATCTGCGCCAGGCGAAACGCTGGCTGTGCCGGAATGATCTGTTCTTCCTGCTTACGGTCGCCTGCCGTCGTAAGGACGTAAACCACGATTGGCTGTTCGACCGGTGCCGAGAGGTACAGGACGCACCGAACGGCTACCTCGATTTGTGGGCGCGCGAGCACTACAAGTCGTTCATCATCACCTTCGGGCTTTCGCTGCAGGACATTCTCGCCAGCCACGGCGAGGATCCGGAGCCCCGCTATGGCGGGCGCGAAGTCACGATCGGCATCTTTTCGTACAATCGGCCGGAAGCGAAGAAGCCGCTCCGCCAGATCAAGCAGGAGTGCGAGAACAATCGCGAGCTGCAGGCGCTCTTTCCCGATGTGTTGTGGGGCGAGAGCACCAAGGCCGCACCGAAATGGTCCGAAGACGACGGCCTGATCTTCCGGCGCAAGACCAATCCGAAGGAAGCGACGGTCGAGGCGCACGGCCTGGTCGATGGCCAGCCGATCGGCATGCACTTCTTCATCTGCGTCTACGACGACGTGGTGACGGACAAGTCAGTCACCGAGCTGATGATCCCCAAGACCACCGCGGCTTGGGAATTGTCGCTCAATCTCGGCACAGAGGGCGGGTGGGTCCGGTACATCGGGACGCGCTACCACCTGTTCGATACCTATTCCGTGATGATGTCGCGCGGCATCAAGGCGCGCATCTACCCGTGCACGTCGGACGGCTCCGAAGACTTCGACAAGGCGGTGCTGCGCACCAAGGCCTTTCTCGCCGAGAAGCGCCGCCTGCAGGGGCCTTACACGTTCGGAGCGCAGATGCTGCTCAATCCGAAGGCTGACACCGCGCAGGGCTTCAAGGAAGAATGGCTCAAGCGCTGGCCGAACGAGAACACGGACGGCCTCAATCTCTACATCGTGGTCGATCCGGCCTCGAAGAAGAAGAAGACCAGCGACTTCACGACGATGCTGGTTATCGGTGTTGCCGGCGACGACAACTATTACCTCGTTGACGGCGTGCGCGATCGCCTCAACCTGACCGAGCGCGCCAAGTGGCTGTTCAAGCTGCATCGCCGCTGGCGACCGCTGGGCGTGGGCTACGAGGAATACGGCCAGCAGGCCGACATCGAGCACATGCTGTCGGAGATGGACCGGCAGAACTACCGGTTCACCATCACGCCGCTCGGCGGTCAGATTGCAAAGCCCGACCGCATTAAGCGCCTGATACCGATCTTCGAGCAGGGGCGCATGTACCTGCCGCAGCACGGCATCCTGATCAAGAACTACGAAGGCCAGATGATCGACGTCGTGCGTTCCTTCATTGAGGAGGAATACACGGCGTTCCCGGTCAGCAAGCACGACGACATGCTTGATTGTATGGCCCGCATCCTCGAGCCCGACCTCGGCGTTATCAAGCCCGAGCCGCGCGAGACCTTGAAGCCCAAATGGCTCGAGGACCTCGAGGACGACAACGACACCGCAGACTTCATCACCAGCTAACCCCGGAGAGACCCATGTTTGCTGCAGTACAGAAAGTCGTTAACGCCCTGATGGGCACCGCCTGGCACGAAAGCGCCGCCAAGCTCGGCGCGCTCGAATACGCCGGCGACCCGACCAACAACGTCCTGCCGGACTTCGCCGGCCAGTTCTGCAAGGACACGTCGGGCTCGCACCTCTATTGGGCCTCGAGCACGACCGCCGCGAGCTGGAAGAAGCTCAACAACTAGCGCGCATCGCTTCAACAGGAGCGCACCATGCGCCTCGTCACGATCTCCAAGACGCCCGCCGTTGAGGCCTCGCCGGATTATTCCGACGGCGACGTCATCGGCGGCAAGCTCACGCTCGCCGGCGCGGTGACAGCGCTGGGCAATGGCGGAGCCATCGTGGCGGCGGCGGTCTATTCCAAGGTCGATATCGGCGCCAGCATCCCGATCCGGGGCATTGTGTTCAACGCCGACCCGACCGCCTCGACCTTCACCGAGAACAGCGCGCCGACCATCCATGCCGATGACCTGTCCAAGATCGTTGGCGTCATCGACATGAGCCAGCGGCTCGATCTCGGCACGCCGGTGGCGCTGTTCGCAGCCGCGCCCCGCATTCCGTTCCGCTGCGATGGCCCGCTGTACGTGGTGCCGATCGCCGGCGGCACGATCAACCTCGGCAGCACGTCGGATCTGACGTTCGTGTTCGGCATCGAACGCGAATAGCCATGAAGTTCGGGCCGGTCCCACCCAAGAAGGTCCCTGTCCAGGACCCCTTCAAGGTGCTGCTGCTGGCCGAACGCTGGCAGCGTGCTTCCCATGCTCACCAAGGCTGGGCCGAGCGAGCGCTCCGGTCGTTCGATTTCTTCGAGGGGCGGCAATACTCGGCCGCGCAGATCGCCAAGCTGGCCGGGCAGGGACGCCCGAGCTTCAAGTTCAACATCATCGGCTCGCTGGTGCGCCTGGTGCTCGGCTATCAGGGCAACCACAAGACCGACATCACCTTCCAGCCCGGCAACGACGCGCGCTCGAGCGAGAACGTCGCCACCGCGCTGTCAGCGCTGGAGAAGGCGATCGCCACGGGCTGCGGCCTGCAATACACCGACGTCGAAGTGTTCCTCGACGGCTTGGTCGGCGGCCGCGGCTTCTACGACACGCGGCTTGATTTCGAGAACAACGACTTTGGCGAGGTGTCCACCCGGGCTTCCGATCCGTTCGCAACGAAGATCGACCCCGACGCCGATACCTACGATCTGAACAAGTCTGCCTCCTACGTCATGACCGACAAGATGGTGTCGATCGACGAGCTGGAGGCGGCTTTCGGCAAGGGCACCACGGACCTGATCCGGCCCTTCACCATGGGTCAGACGCCGGTGGCGCCGATCTCGAGCATGGCGGTCAATGACGACCTGACGCCGCTGCGCTACTTCGGCGAGCGCGAGGACGCCACCGATTGGTGGGACCAGTATTACGGAATGATGGGCGACTTCGTCGACACCTACCGCAAGACGATCCGCATCATCGAGGCCCAATACAAGATCCGCGAGCCGCGCAACGTCATCATCGACCTCGAGACCGGCGACAAGAAGACGCTGCCGGAAAACTGGAACGAGGAGAAGATCGCCAAGACGCTGTTCTACTGCCAGCAGATCGGCAATCCGTGCGTCGTTGAGAACCGGATGGTTCAACGCGTGCACTGGACCACCTTCGCCGGCGACCTGCTGCTGTACGACTCGGCGTCGATGTACGACCGCTTCACGATTTCGGGCTACTTCCCGTATTTCCGGCGTGGCTTCACCAAGGGCATGGTCGAAGACCTGATCGACCCGCAGATGGAGAAGAACAAGCGCCGCAATGCGCAGATCGAGATCGTCGGCCGCACCGCCAACGGCGGCTGGATGTACAACACGGACACGCTGACGCCGAAGCAGAAGCGCAACCTGAAGAAGTTCGGCTCAACGCCCGGCGTCCACATCGAATACAAGGGCGAGAACGCCCCCAAGCAGATCGAGATGGGTAAATCGCCGCTCCAGCATGAGCGGCTCGAGCGCGAGGCCGATACCGACTTCCACGGCATCTCCGGCATCAACCCCAGCGCGCTCGGCGAGCTGGACCGCGTTCAATCCGGCAAGGCGATCGAGGCGCGCACGCGTCAGGCCGTCCTGTCGGTGCAGAGCTATCTCGACAATTTCCAGCGCGCCAAGGTCCTGCTCGGCCAGGCGCACCTTGAGATTGTGCAGAACCACTACACCGAGCCGCGCTTCTATCGGGTGCTTGGCGAGGACAGCAAGCTCACCAAGCTGCTCATCAACGACATGCAGGTTGACCCTTCGAGCGGCGTCAAACGCATCCTCAATGACGTGACGCTCGGCAAATACACCGCGATCGTGGACCCGGCGCCGCTCTCGGCGACGTTCCAGCAGGCGCAGTTCGAGGAAATGATGGAGATCCTCGAGAAGATGGGCCCGGCCGGTCAGATGGTCCTGCCTGCCGTCGTGGATCTGATCGTCGGCATGTCCTCGCTGCCGCGCAAGGACGAATGGATCAGCCGCCTGCAGCAGGTTCTTGGTGGCGGTCAGCAGCAGCAGGGCGCGCCTGGTGCTGGCGCTCCGGGCGCCCCACCGATTCCGGGACAGGCGCCGCCGCCGGCGCAGCTCCCGCCACCTACCGCCGTACCGGCGTAAACGAGGTACCCCATGGCCCGTTTGTCCGACGAAAACCTCATCATCACCAAGACGCTGCTCCGCCGGTTCGAGCTGGAGGCCTTCGGCGAGGATGGCGATGGCCGGTTCTATGCGCTCATCCTGCGCTCGAACGGCGACCTGATCGCCCACAATCCCGGATCGCCCGAGCTGGCGGCCGAGCAATCGCTGTGGGCTGGCGACGTCCTGAAGTTCCTCAATCGCGAGCTGCACCATGATGGCGCGTGGGTGCTGGTGTTCACCCATCCGAAGCGCTCGATGCAGGACAACCCGCTGCTCGCCTCGAACCTGCAGACGCAATATGCCCGCTACGTCATGCTCTGGCTCGACCAGGACGGCGACGTGCAGATCCCGATCGAGTGGATGGAAGGCACAGCCGACGCCACGCTGCGCGACTTCGCCGACGTCATGCTCGCCGGCATGGACTGCGCAGGGCAGGCCGCAGAATTCGCCTATCAGGCGTGGAACGAGCTGATGGTCAAAGTCCTCGATCGCCGCGAAGGCGACACCTACAAGCGCGCCAGAGGAGAGCAGGCGCCGAGCAGCAGGGCAGTCCATTGACCGACGAACGTTCGACCCAAGCCGAAGCCGCTGGCACTCAGGCCCAGCACGAGCAGGTCAAGCAGTCGATGTCGCGCGTCGTACGCAACGTCACTGCCGAGCCGCACGGCCTCGATGCGCTGCTCCGGAACTACTGGCCTGTCATCGGCGCGCTGGTGGCGGTTGCCGTGGCGTGGGGTGCTTCGACGATGCAGATCGCGAACGTCGGCTCCAACCTCGACAAGGTGCTGGCCAAGCTCGACACCGTGTCCGACCAGGTGTCGGGCATCAAGGCGACTGCGACGTACAGCGATCGTGAGATCGTGGATCTGCGCGATCGGGTTTGGAAGCTGGAGGCGAAGCGATGAGCAAGTACATTGGCGCCCACACGAACGCGGGCGCAGACAACCCGGGTTTCATCAACTTCACGCGTGAGGACGACGGCACCGTGTCGGTCCATGTGCGCGGCGATCCCACGAAGCGCGAAGGCATCTACATCTGCGGCTACGCCCGGGACAAGGGCCAGCCGGGACGCTGTACGCCCGGCGACGAGCACTGCAACAATTATTGCAATCTGGCACCGATCAAGGGCCCGATGCAGGACAGTCCGAAGCCGTGCTCGCATATCGACGCTGCGCCGACTGTAAAGCTCACGCTGTCGGCGGCGGATTTCGCCGGCTTGAAGTTTGACCTGACCGAGAACGAGAGTTGAGCCTCAACGGCCTCGACGAGGCCTTCAACTGGTTTCGGTCGTTAGTGAAGAACGAGCGCTACCACGGCGTGCCCTACACGACGTGGCTGCTCTATCGCTGCGAGTGCCTTGACCTGGTCGTGCACGTCCCGTGCATCCGGCAAGAGTATGCGCCGCCGTGCATGACGCGGCCGGCCAACGACAACTGATTAGTGGGCCAGCTCTGCCTTGATGCACTCTGCGACCGCCCGGCCAAGGGCTGCGCTGCCGTTGGCCGTGAAATGCACATCGACCGGGATCTGCTCGGCTTGGACGCTGCGGAGCGGGCAGATCGGAATAGCCGCCTGACGCATCACGTCATCGGCGATCTTGCGAAACTCCTCCTGGACCTCAGGCCGATACGGGGTGCCAGCAGGGACGAAGGTTGTTTCCGCAAAGACCACGCGCGCTTTGGTCTGCTTCAGCAGGTCAGCGGCTTTCGTCAGAGCGGCGCGATAGTCCTGCGCCGGCACGTTATGAATGAGGTCGTGAAGACCGGCGTTGAACTGGATCACTGACCAGCGGCGATAGAGCCGGTGATACCAGCGATCCTCAGCGATCCAGTCTTCCAGCCGCTTCACGACGTAGGCGGAGGTGTGGCCGTTCTCGGGGATGTTCTTGACAACCGCGACATCGCGCAGCTCGTTGCGGACACTGTCGGCGTATTGAAGGGTGATCGAGTCGCCGATGAGCAGGACGCGCGGCGGTCGAGTGGCGACATACCCGACCATCACTACGATCGCCAAGAGTGCCGATAGAAGGACAAGACGACGAGCCATGCAGCGCCCCTAAAGCTTGCTGATCTTCCAGCAACCTTAGCGGTGGCGATCCGGCATTGCACGTAAGCGATCAATAAAAATCGGGGTTCAGTCCGAGTTTTCCCCCTCACCACACATCGGCGGGGGACGTTTTAACGCACCAGCGGGCTTCCTATTGGGTCGCGATCGCGTTGCGAACGCCGTTTTTAATTAAAAACCGAAATCACGACGCGCCGTCACGCGTGACAGGCAGCTCAGAGTTCGCCCGCCGGCAGCGACATGCCGGCAAAGGTGCCGCCGACCTCGAAGGGCGCTTCCGCAGCCATCCCGCGACAGGAGATGACCCATGACGACCGGGAACGATCCCGCATTGAAGCCCGACGACGGGCAGTCAGCACAGCAGACCGAGAACCAGCAGCAGACCGGCGCACAGCCGCAAGCCAATGGCCAAGGTCCTGGACTGACCTTCACCGATCCGCAGCCCGAACAGGATGCGGACGAGATCACGCTGCAACAGTTGGAGGCCACGGCAAAAGCCGAGGAGGCCGGGACCGCCAACGGACAGCAGCAGGGTACGGGTGACGGCAAGGATCCCGCGCACCAGGCACAGACGAACGGACAACAGGGCCAGCAGCAGGCACCGAACGGGCAGCAGCCCGCCGGTGACAGCGGCATCATGGTCCCGAAGGCCCGGCTCGACTCGGTGCTGAGTGAGCGCGATCAATTGCGGGAGCAGAATGCCTATCTACGCGGGCAGACTGAGGCGCTGAACCGCCAGCCGGCGCAAGCCGGTCAGCAGCAGCAACAGCCGCAGCCGCCCACGCACGAACAGCGCCTTGCTGAAATCGCGACCAAACAGGATGCGCTCGCCAAGCGTTTCGACGATGGCGAGATCACCATGGCCGATTTCAAGCGCGAGGAACGCGTCCTGAATACCGACGAGCAAGCGATCCGCGAGGAAGTGCTTGCCGCCAAACTCAGGCCCGCCGCCCCAGCGCAACAGCAGCAGGGCGATCCGCTCTATCTCGATCAGTTGACCAGCAAGCTTGAGATCGAACACCCATGGGTGACGACCTTCAGCCAGTTCGCCGACAAGTCGGGAAGCGATGCCGAATGGGATTACCTCGCCGGTCTGGCGAAGGACAATCTCAAGAAGGCCGGTGTCGCGTTGAACGGATCGGACGTCGCCAAGTATCAGCTCCGCAAGGAGATCGCAGTGCTGGCCGATCAATACGGCCCGTCACTGCTCGGCGAACGTGCGAAAGCGTTAGGCATCACCATTCCGGGCGCTCAGCAAGCTCCGAACGGTCAGCAGCAGAATAACCAGCTCAGCCCGCAGGCGGCCGCCCGCAAAGCTGCGCTGGAAAAAGCTGCCAACCAACCGCCCAATCTGGCCAATCTCACTGGCTCGCAGGGCGATCCCGCAGGGCAGATGTCCGATGAACGTGCCGAGCAACTCAGCGAGGACGACTTCGACAAGCTGCCCGATGCGGTCCGCAACAAACTCCTCGGCATTTCCGGTTCTTAAAACGGGTGCCACTATGGCTGCTACTGACTTCGGCGCGCTCACCGCAGCGCGCAAGACTATCTGGGCGATGGAGACCTGGAAGGCAGGTCGCGATCGTTCGTTCTTCTTCTCCAAGGGCTTCGTCGGCAAAGACGACAACGCCAGCGGCTCGGTCATTCAGCGCGTTACCAAGCTGACCGAGACCGAGCGTGGTCTCGAATGCGTGATGCAGCTCGTCCAGGACCTGCAGGGTGACGGCGTTGTCGGTGACAACGAACTGACCGGGCAGGAAGAAGCGCTCATCAACGATGCGCAGACCATCCGCATCGACCAGCTCCGCCACGGCACCAAGTCCAAGGGTGAAATGGCCGAGCAGGCGACGGTCCTCCGCTTCCGCCAGCAGTCGAAGGACAAGCTGGGCTTCTGGGTCGCGGACAAGACCGACGAGCTGATGTTCCTGACGCTGTCGGGCCGTGCCTACACGCTCAAGACCGACGGCTCGACCCGCACCGGTTCGCAGCTCCCCTCGCTCAGCTTCGCGGCTGACGTCGCGGCGCCGACTTCGAACCGCATCATCTATGCCGGCTCCGCCACGAGCGAAGGCTCGCTGACGACCGCCGACAAGATGTCGTGGAACCTGATCACCCGCGCGAAAGCGATGGCGATCCGCAAGCGGCTCAACCCGCTGCGCGACGGCGGCAAGGACTACTACTGCATCGTCATGTCGGCGGAGCAGGAACGCGATCTGGTCAACGATCCGACCTATCAGACGATCGTGTCGCGCGCGGCCGAGAAGGGCTCCAAGAACCCGCTGTTCATGGGCTCGATGGCCGTCGTGCAGGGCGTCGTGCTCTACAGCCACAACAAGGTGTTCAACACCTTGGGCACTTCGACGAAGTGGGGCTCGGGCAACCTGGTCGATGGCGCGCAGGCCATGCTCCTCGGAGCGCAGGCCGGCGGTCTCGCCACGATCAAGGAGCCGTTCTGGCGTGAAGCCGAGATCACCGACTACGGCAATCGTCCGGGCATCGGTGTCGGCCGCAAGATCGGCATGCTGAAGCCGCGCTTCAAGTCGATCTACGACGGCAACGCCCGCGAGGACTTCGCGACGATCGCTGTCAAGACCGCCGCCGCCGCTTAATCGCTGCGACGTCTGAACGCTTAAGGCCCGCTCCGGGATCCCGGGGCGGGTTTCTACCATCCGGCGGGACTACACCCGCTCCCACGAAAACAGTGAGTTTGAGCCATGCGTTTCTTCTCGATGCAGCTCAAGGACCTCAACACCGGGCTGGCCATCATCACCGCCGGCGGCAAAGTCTATGTCGCCGTCTCTGGTTCGCCCGCCAAGCAGGCCCTTGTGAACAAGGACGGCTCCGCGCTGTCCAACCCGATCACGCCGACGCGCGGCAAGATCGAGTTCTACGTCGCTTCCGACGACACCACGACCGTTGACCTCTACGGCATGGCGCCGGGCGGTCAGTCGTTCCAGGCCATCGGCATCACTGCCTCGGGCCCGAACGAGATCGGTATCGACTGCAGCCGTCGCCACCAGGTGCTCGTGATCCCGTACTCGATCGCCGACACCTTGGCCGCCACAGAAACCGTGACCGGCTTCAAAACCGGCATCGACAAGATGTGGTTGCCGAACCCGATGGCGAAGACCGTCACGCTCGATGCCACCGAGACCATCGATGTCGGCACCGATGGCGCCGGCTCGAACGATCCGGACGGCTTCCTCGCCGCCGCGTCGGTTGCGACCGCCGTACTCGTCAAAGGTACGCTGCTCGCTTCGGGTGCGACCATGGGTGCGCTGTTCTCTGTGCTGGACAGCGCCAACGCCGGCGATGATGCCCCGGAAGGGTTCATCAACGCGGCCGACGAGGACATCACCTACACGCTGTCCGCCGGCACCGACACCGCCCGCGGCTATATCTACCTGCCGTACCTGCTGGCCGCTTAAGCCAGCCGACGACAACGAAGGGCCGGGCCGCAATGCCCGGCCCTTCAAGACCGATCGCCGTTGCGACCGAGTGTGCTGAAGCGAACCAACTGAGGACTGAGGACACATGAACCAAAATCAGCAGCAGAAACCGCCCGAGCAGGCGAAGCCGCAGGAGCAGACGCCGGCGGCGATCGCCACCACGGCCGTCGAACAGGCCAAGCCCGAACAGGTAAAGCCCGAGCAGCTCACCCAGGCGAAGCCGCAGCAGGGCAACGAGCAGCCGACGCAGCAGCAGCCCCGCGCCGAAGCGGTGCAGGGTGCCGCGGCCGCCGCCAAGCCGCTCGAGCCGAAAGGCCCGCGCACCGTCCTGATCATGGACACGACCGCGACACAGGACAGCGGCCCCCGCACGCATCTGCAGATGGTCAACGGCCTGAAAAAGAGCTTCACGTTCAAGCCGCAGGAGCCCTTGCCGCTCCCGATCGAGGTCGCCACCAAGTTCCTGCGCCAACCCGACGTGTTCAAGCTCGTGGACGAGAAGGGCGAGTTTCAGCCCTACAAGCGTCAGCCGAAGCAGCCCGAAGAACTCGGCGCCGGCGAGAAGCTCGAGCTGGCCGAAGATGCCACGATCGCCCGCTTCGACGAACTGTCGATGCCGGCGCTCATGCAGCGCACGCTCGAGCTGCCCGGCGGCGAGAAGTTCGCCATTGCCGAAGATCGCCCGGAGCGCGCCGAGCTGGTCGCCTTCCTGATTGAAGCGGCCAAGGCAAAGCGGGCCGCTCTGAAATCGGTCGCGCCGGATGTCGGCCCGGACGAATTCATTCCGGACGCCGTCCTCGACGAAGACGCGGCCTAAACGGCCATGTCGGCCATCCTCTCAGCCAAGAAGATCTGCGAGGAGGCACTCGGCGCCGGCGGAGCTTTCCCGACATCGGAGAGCGCCGCGGCGCCGGAGCAACTGCGGCGCGCCATGTCGTGGCTCGACCTCATCATGGCCGAGAAAAGCGGGGTGGGGCGGCTGTTCTTCCTCATCCCGGCCACGCTCTCGATGCCGATCGAGAACGGCACCGCGAGCTACAACCTCAACCAGGCGCTGGGATCCGACCTGCCGGTCGACAAGATCCAGTTCCCGGTCGAGGCATGGCTTGAAGACGCCGAGGGCAACCGCTCGCCCATCGAGATCTCCACGCTGGAGAAGTTCGAAGCCGTCTCGAATGCGGATCAGACCGGCACGCCGGTGATGATCCACATCGACAGGTTGCCGACGTCTCCGGTGCTTCGCATCCGCCCGTTCCCGGCGGCCGACAGCGCTGCCGACTTCACGCTCAAGCTGGTGGTGCAGACCTACGCTCCAAACGTCGCACCGGGCGGCGTCACCGGCACGCTCCCGTCAGGCTCGATCCTGACCGGCTTTCGCCAGGCGTGGCAGCGCTGGCTGATCTGGCAGCTCGCAGCCGATCTGTTCGTCGGCCCGATCTTCAAACTGCCGAAGTCGAGCACGGACGAATTCCAGCGCAAGGCGAACCTCGCAATGGCCGAGCTGGAGCGGTTCGAGAACGACGAGCACGACACCGAGCCCCCGATCGCAGATTCTTGGGATAGGCCCTGACGATGGCATTCCGCGGCACAGTCCCTGATTTTCAGCTCGCCAACCCGCTCTACACGGCGGCGCAGGTCAGCTTTTACACCGTCGATGAGAACGGTGACGCGACGACCACGCTTGCCACGCTCTATGCCGAGCCGACAGGCGTTCAGACCGTCGGCAATCCGCAGACACTCGACAGTGAGGGCAAGTTTGTCGCGCCGATCTACATCGAGGGCCCGGTCATTGCCGAAGTCGTGGGGCCGAACGTCGGCTCGCACAGGACCGGCATCATCTCCGGCCGCGGCCGCTGGCGGGATGACTGGCTGACAGCGACCCTCTATCACACCGACGATTTCCTGCGGGATCCGGTGTCGGGCGACATCCTCGTCGCCACCAATGATTACATTTCCGGCGCGTCGGTCTCGATCGACGTCGTCGCGGGCAACCTGCAGGTCATCATCAGCCAGGTGTCGCTCATCAGCGGCGGCGCTGGTCTGGCGATCAAGGCGCCGGTGAAGGTCGCAACCACGGCGAATATCGCGCTCGCAGGCCTGCAGACGATCGACACGAGCTATACGACGGTCGCGGGCGATCGCGTGCTTGTCAAAGACCAGTCCGACACCACGCAGAACGGGATCTGGAACGCTGCCGCCGGCGCATGGACCCGCGCTGTCGATTGCGATGCCAGCGCCAAGTTCGGCAACGGCATGATCGTCTTTGTCATCAACGGCACCGTTGGTCACAACCGGGCGTTCCAGGCGGTCATTGCTTCCCCGTTCACCCTCGGTACCGATGCAGTGCTGTGGGAAGCGGCCGACATTCCGAATTCCGCGATCGAAGTGCAGTTCGGATCGCCGCCCGATGGCCAGCTCACCGCCGGCGTGAAGGGCTATCGCCATGTGCCGTTCGACTGCACGATCACCAGCAACCGCCTGATCGGCAATCGTGCCGGTTCGATCGTCGTCGACATCTACAAAGCGACGTTTCCGGCCGTGCCGACCTCGGGCGATACGATCACCGCCAGCGCCAAGCCGACGCTCGCGGCCGCGCAGACGTCGCAAGACGCCACCCTTACGGGCTGGACCAAGACGCTGCGCAAGGGCGACGTGCTCGCCTTCGAGATCCTCAGCGTCAGCGGCTTGCAGTTCGTGACGCTGTATTTACCCGTTACGCGCAGCTAGGAGCCGCCAATGCGATACGCCGTCGTGATCGGATCGACCGTCGTCCACGTCTCCGAGACAGAGCCGCATGCCGCAATCATCCCGGATGACCTCGCGGTCTCTCCGGCGTGGCTCTACGAAGAGGGGCGCTTCATCGCCCCTCCGCCGCCGGCGCCTTGGCAGATCAAGATGCTCGACGGCCAATATCCGGTGGAAGCCCTCGAGGTGGTCGACAAGCACTCAATGCCGCCTGGCGTCGATTCCAAGGCCAGTGACAGCACGCGCGTCAGCGTCATCACCCATACCGGCGTGGTCGAAGTGCAAAACGGCGACTGGCTGGTTCGCGCGCGGCCCGACGCCAGCGCCGCGGCCATCGAATATCTCAAGATGGGCGATGCATCGCTGATCCGGCTTCCCTTCGATCAAGCGCTCGCGCGCCTAGTCTAGGTTCATCATGCTCATTCTGCCGGAACGCGGGCTTGCTCGCGGCAAGATACTCATGCCGATGCGCCCGGCGCTGTGGCGTCAGCCGTCGCAGCGCGCTGCGACCTTCGGCATCGAGAACCAGACGCGCTATCGCCTGACGGCGAGGCTCAACGACGGTTTCATTCTTTGGCGCGGCTGGTTCGACGATCGCGAGGACGCCGACGCATTCTTGCTGTCGATGGTCACGGGCGCGCTGCTGCACGAGCGCGAACTCTGGCGGTTGCCAACGCCTGCCTGGTCGCCCGATCTCGGCGAGAACCTGCGCTACGACTTCGCCAGCGTCTCGTTCATCACGAGTTCGCCTGGATCGAACCAGACCTTCACGTCGCCGATCGACTGGAACAACTCGAATAATACGGTCGAGGCGATCGGTGGTGGTGCTGGCGGCGGAGGCAGTGCTGGCTCGCCTCTCGGCGCTGGCGTCGGCGGTGGCGGCGGTGCCTTTGCCAGTATCGGCAACTTCACCTTTGCCACGCCCGGAACGACCACGGCGACGTGTCGTGTCGCTGCCGCGGGTTTGGGCGTCAGCAACGCGTATGCCGGCAACCCGGGCGGCGATACCTGGTTCAACGACACCGCGTTTCCGACGACCGGGACCAAGCTGGGCGCCAAGGGAGCGGTCCCCGTTGACGCCTCTGTGTCACCCGGTGGCTCAGCGTCAGCATCCTATGCCCCGAGCGGCACAAAATACGACGGAGGCGACGGTCGCGGCCCCACGAACGGTGGCGGCAACTGGCCAACGACCGGAGGCGGCGGTGCAGCCGGGCCAAATGGTGCAGGCAAGGCATCGGGCGCTCACGCTGGCGGCGCGGGCAACGGCTCCTCCGGTGGCGGTGCGGCGAATAACGGCTCCGTCGGCGGTGACGCCTCAGGCACCACTGGTGGCCTCGGTGGCAATAACCGGCTCGGCACCGGTGGCGGTGCTGTCAACGGCGGCAACGGCTCCAGTGGAGGCGGCGGTGGCGGTGGAAACGGTCCTACCGGAAACGGTGGCAATGGCAGCATGGACCCGGTTTGGGATCCGACGCACGGACCGGGCTCCGGCGGCGGCGCCAGCACGGGCAACGGATCGAATGCCGGCGTAGCCGGGGACGCTGGCCTGTACGGCGGCGGCGGTGGTGGCGGTGGCTTCGGCGCCGGCAGCATTGGCGGCGACGGCGGGCAAGGGATCATCGTTGCGACCTCCACGCCGGTTGCTGGCGTCGGCGTCGACATGTCTTCACTCGGGATCATGTGTCTCCCATGACAAAATCGATCTTCAACGGCCACGGCTACTTCATGAACGACGACCGCGCCTCTGGCGGCAAGCTCGCCGAGGATGACATCGTCGCCTGCGCGCATCACAACGGCGCGCTCAAAAAGTCGAAGTGGAAGCTGCAAGGCGGCATGTGCATGGTTTGTGCCAAGCCGCTCTGCCACGCCTGCTACGTGCGCACCAAGCAGTTCGGCTGCGAAGGTCCTGAGGAAAAGCGCATCGAGAAGATCGTCAACGACACCTACCGCCTCGAGCAGAACGCCAAGGTGCTCGGCATCTAATTCCAATTCCGGCCCATAAAGCCGGATGAGCCCAAACGCCCTTGGGCAAGGCACTCGCGCCGGTGATGAGCCGCCGCATTCCTGATCAATGGAGCCCTCTATGCCGACTTATTCTTCCGGCAACGGCGCATTCACGCCTGCCACCAACCAAGACAACTGGACGCTCGACCCGCAGACCGCGGGCATCTTCGGTAAGGTCGTGGCGATCGGCTGGGGCGGTCGCTTGACCACCTCGACCGGCTACCGCACCCGCTGGACCCGCCCGACGACCGGCGGCGCCTCGACCTTCACCGCGTTGACCAACGCCTACCACAACCCGAACCAGGTCACGGTTGGCTCGCGCGTCGGCACCTTCGCCACCGCGCCGACGCTCGCCGCTGACCCGGCCGGCAATCTCTGGGCGCAGGACTGGAACGCACAGGGCGGTGTCGGCCTGGTGGTCATGCCGCTGGCGAACCCGTGGTGGTTCGTTTACTCGGCCTCCGGCGGCTTGGGGCAGATCTCCTGCCGCAACATCGCCGGCACCGACGCCAACGGCTCGTCCTACGAAGCGACGATCGAAGAGTAGGCGTTAACGCTTCGGGTTTTTCAGCGTGGTAATCCTCCTGGTGCACCCCACCAGGAGGACACCATGGCTGAAGCTCCGAAACCGAATGCCGATCTGATCAAGCAGCTCAAGGCGGTACTCGCCATGGCTGAGGCTGGCACCGTCACCAACGGTGTCGTCGTCGCGACCGGCGCAACCGTCTATCACCGCACCTTCAGTGTGCCGAAGCCTGAAGACATGGCGCTGATGATCGGCGAACTCGACATGTTCAAGGTCGAGATGGGCTTGATCGTCATGGGCGGCCGCACGCAGCAGGATCAGCGCCGGAATGCCTTGATGGGCGGTCACCGGCAATGATGTAGGTGTTCCATGTTCGTCACCGGTACGCACGCAGCACATCGAGAAAGAGCGCTGCGGGGCAGCCGGTGGCTCTGGAATGGCCTGCAGGGACCGTCGGCGATACCGGCGGTCTTTCGCGATCGCTCGTTTCATAGCCCGGACTCGAGCGTCGGACTGCGCATCACGGCCGCTGGCGGAGGCGAAGTTCGCCGTGGCTTCAAGGGCTATCAGCCGGTCCCGTTCGACGGGATCATCGTTGGATGCAGCCTGATCGCCGATCGCGCTGGATCCATCGTCTTCGACATCTACCGCTCGAGCGCCGCGGCGTTCCCGCCGAGGCCTTCCGGGAGCCTGATGACGCTGTCGGCATTCCGACCGGCGCTCAATGGTCAGCAGGCCATGCTCGATAACGCGTTGTTCGGTTGGCATACCGCGCTGACGAAGGGTGAAATCCTCGGCTTCGACGTCTTGAGCGCGTCGGGGATCAATACGGTGACGCTGACGCTCATCATCAGCGCCAATCACCGACCCTGAAGGCTTAACGCACAGTGTTCATTACCGGCACACACCGCGCCCAACAGGAACGGGCAGGGCGCGGCGCGCAATTCTTACGACCGGGCGTCCAAGGCCCGAATGTCGACAACAACAACATCATCACCAATCGGATCGCCACGCAGCAGGAACTGCCGTGGCATCCGCGGTCGTTCCTGCAGGCTGGCGTTCAAGGGCCCAATGTTCGATCGCCGACGCGCGATGCGATCTTCACGCGGCAGGAACTGCCATCGCATCCCGGATCGGTGCTGCGGCCGAGCCTTCCCGGCTTCACCGTCAAGGCCCCGATACGCGATGTCATCCTCATTCGGCAGGAGATGCCGGGGCATCCGCCCTCGATCTTCCTTGCCGGTGTGCAGGGACCGGACGTCCGGTCGCCGACGCGCGACACGATCATCACGCGGCAGGAGCTGCCCGATCATCCTCGGTCGCGCTTCTACGCTGGTGTCCAGGGTCCGAACGTCGCGCCGAACCCGATGGTTCGGAACACGGTGTTCATCAGGCAGGAAATGCCGTGGCACCCGGCTTCACTGCTGATCTCGAACCCGCCGCCGGTCTTGAAGCAGATCCCGTTCGTGCGCGGCCTTCTCGTACTGCAGGAAATGCCTTGGCACCCGCGCTCTCAGGTTCGCGCCGGCACGCCACCCACGTCCTACGAGGACGTCGAGTTTTTCATAATCCAATAAGGACGCCTGACCATGATCCGAGCGATGCTTCTGGCGCTTTTCCTATCGTCCTGCGGCACGCTCCTGCCTGCGCACGCGCAGCACAATCACGCCCAGCACCACGACACCTACCGCGATTGGGTCAACGGCAACGGCCGCGGCTGCTGCAACAAGCAGGACTGCGGCGAGCTGGCCGAAGAAAACGAGCGAACGACGCCGGGGGTCGGCATCGAAGTGCGCGTCGAAGGCCAATGGTGCCAGATCAAGCCTTGGCACTATCTCAAGAAGGGCAACGCGCCGAACTGGAGCACCGCGCATGTGTGCGTGCAGTTGCCGATGTCCGGCGATGGCGAGCCGGATCTTCGCACGCCGTGCGAGCGGTTGCTCTGCTACCAGCCCAAGCCACTGTTCTAGCCATGGCGAAGCGCAAAGCGCCGATCCTCATTCCGGGCTGGAAGCACAAGCTCTACCAGCTCTGGAGCATCCGGCTTTCACTGGCATGGGGCGCAATCTGCGGGCTCTACGCCGCATGGCCCGCGTTCCAGTCTGTGCTCGATCCCATCCCCTTCGCGCTTTGCTCGGTCTTCATGTGCGCGGCGATCGCCGGCGCGCGCGTTCTTAAGCAGAAGGGCGTCGACTGATGGCGATGAGGCGCGGGCGGCTTTACATCGGCGCAGGCCTCGGCGGCGTCATGGCCGCGACCGCGACCCTCACCACACATTGGGAAGGCGTCAAGACGACCATCTATCGCGACGTCATCGGCAAAGAGACGTTCTGCATCGGTGAGACCGATCTGTCGAAGTATCGCCCGAACATGACGATCGAGGACTGCCGGAAGCTGCTCGTCGAGCGGCTATGGGATTACGAGATCCCGCTGCAGAAGGCCGTCGGCCGCGCGATGCCGCCAAGCGTGCACGTCGCAATGCTCGATGCCTCGTACAATCTCGGCAATCGCGCCATGGCGCGCTCGAGCATGATGAAGCACCTGCAGCGCGGCGAGTGGCGTGAGGCCTGCGCGGCGCTGTCGCTCTACACGATGGCGGCCGGCAAGGTCATCAAGGGCCTGGTCAACCGCCGCGGCGATCCGGTTTGGGGCGAGCGCACGATCTGCGAGCAGGATCTGGCGCCATGACCGAGCTGCTGCTGTCGTTCCTCACCTGGACGCCGTCGCTCGTCCTCTCCGGTGGCCTCGGCCTGGTCGGGATCCTCGGGCCCACGTTCGGCGCCTTCAAGCAATGGGCGATGCTCGCGCGCGTGATCGGCCTGCTGTTCCTCTGCGTGCACTGCTTCATGTGGGGCTTTCGCACCGCCGACGACAAAGCCGAGCAGAAAGCCATCACCGACGCCCTGCGCACGCAGGTGACGTCGCTCACGTCTCAGCTCGCCAACCAGAAGCTGATCGCGACGATCGCCGCCGGCGAGCGGACGCGATTGGCCGAGGAGAAGGCCGCCGCCGCCAGCCTTGCCGACGCATACAAGGCCGCTCTTGCCGAACAAACCGCAAAGGCCCCCGCCAATGCCTCGTGCACTATCGATGATGCTGATCTGCGCTTTCGTCGCAGCCTGCGCCGACCGGCCAAAGCCAAGCCCTGATCCGTCGGTGCAGATCCCGCGCGACTGCGAGCAGCTCGCGCAGCAGGTTCCGGAGCCGTCCTGGTCGAAGGGCGCCAACCCCAAGGCGCTGCTTGCCGACACCACCATCGCGCTGGTCGAAGCCAACGGCCACCTCGACGCAACCCGCACCTGCCAAGAGCGCCAGCGCGAGAGCTTCGCGCTTCCGTCACGCGTGACAGAGTAATTTCATGCCCGCAATTCGCCTCGCAGACTTCGACACATGGCGTCCGGGCTACGGCCTTGCGACCGTGCGCGTCATCAAGGCCGGTGCGCCCGGCGTGCTGGCGTCGATCTACTCCGATGAGGAGCTGACGACAGTTGCGGACAACCCGCAGACCTTGAGCGAGCGGCTGTTGGGGGACATCTCCTATGGCCGGTGGTCGATGCCGCTCTATGTCGGCGAGCCCTACCAGCTCGAGATCGACGCCGTCGATCGAACCGGCGTGATCAGGCCGCCCTTGGTGACGCTAGCGGGCGAAGATGCCTCGCTGGCCGTTGTGACGGTCAGTGGCGGCGAAGAGGCGATCGCGCTCGAGGACCATCTCGCCCGGCGCATCGATGTGCGCGACTTCGGCGAGTTTCTAGCCGTCGGCGAGCAGAACGCCTCTGCAGCGACGAACAATGCGAGCCTCACCGCAGCTCTCGGCGCCGCCGGCGCACGCGGTGGCGGCTATGTCGAAGTGCCGGAAGGCACCTATCAGATCAGCCTGTTCACCATTCCGCAGGGCGTGGTGGTGCGCGGCCAAGGCCGCGGCGCGACCATCCTGCAGTCGATCGAGGCCGATAACGTCGTCACGATCGGCGGCGCACAGGCCGGCATCAGCCGTCTGACGCTCGATGGCATCACGCTCCCCGAGAACTCCGTCGGCGTCTTTGCCGAGGACAAGGACCAGATCGTCTTCGACGATGCCGAGATCAAGCGCTTTGAAACCGGCGCGCAGCTCAAGGGTGGCCGCTTCGGCAGTTGGTGCAGCCTGTATATCTCCAACTGCGTTGACGGCATGGAGATCTCCGGCGTTGACGACGCGCCGCTGACGGCCGAGGGCGCCTTCAACGTCTGGCGCGGCGGTCAGATCGATACCTGCAGCGGCGTAGGCCTGCGCCTGCAGGACGACGGCCAGCCCTGCCACCACAACATCTTCGACGGTGTTCGCTTCGATGGGAACACGGACAAGGCCGTGCACATCATCGGCGCGCGCTCGACGTCCTTCGCGAATTGCTCGTGGATCGACAACACGATCAATATCGAAGTCGAGGACGGCGACCCGGAGACCGACACCAACACCGTCATCGGCTTGCATTTTGACGGCGGCTCGATCAAGGACGGCGACATCAACCTGACCGGATCGCTCGAATCTGTCGCGTTCCGCCGGATGGACCTCGAGGACGTCGAAATCACGCTCACGACGCCGGGCCAGAACATCCTCGCCGAAGACTGCCGCGAGATCGCCGGCATCACCTTCGCGGGAGTGACGACGGCATGGCAGCGGCACAAGACCGGCGATCGCGGATCGTCCTCAGGCCTCACGACCGGCAACGCGCCGACGAAGGTGTGGGCGATCACGCTCGAGGCAGGCCAGCAGGTCTATCTCGAGGGCAAGGTCATCGGCCGGCAGCGCAACGGCATCAACACCGGCTTTTATCACCTTGGCGTCTCGGCAGGCAGACCAGGCGCTTCGCTGGCCTATGACACGCAGACGGCGAACTTCACGCTTGGCGACATCGTCACCGGCTCCGTCAGTGGCGCGACCGGCCGCATAACCGCCGATAGCGACGGCGGCACCACGGGCACACTGACGCTGCAGGACGTGGTCGGCGAGTTCGTTGACGACGAAATCCTGACCGACACCTCAGGCGGCTCGGCAACGGCCAACGGACTGCTCTCGTACACGAATGCCGCCTTGGTCGGCACTGTCGAGGCCATCCGCCCCGCGCAGGAGACCGATGCCGATTGGGCAGCGACCTTCGTAGCGAACGGGCCGCAGATCGAGCTGCGCGTGACCGGCGACACCAGCCAGATCATCGAATGGGTTGCCGACGTCGACGTGGTGTCGAGTTAAGCCATGGCGGAGAACTGGATCGCCCTCCCGATCGACAAGCCGCTCTTTGCCAACCTCGACCAGGATGCCGTTGTCGGCGCACAGACCGCGATCGAGAACGGCTTCATCAACGAGCAGGGCGGTCACACGCGCTTTCCGGGGCTGCGGCTGTTCGCCGAGCTGGAAGACAATGGCCGCGTCTATCTCAACGACCTGTCGGGCGATCTGATCGCATCGACCAGCAAGGGCCGCACCTACCGTCTCGATCGACGCGCCAACGTGCAGGCGATCGCCGGCGTGCCAGTTTCCGGCGGCCGCCGGGTCGTCTTCCAGAAAACCGATCGCGAGCTGATGATGGCCGCAGGCGGTCCGATCGTGCGACTTCGCGATGCCAAGACCGAACTCTTGAGCAAGAACGCGCCGCTCTCGACGCATGTTGGCTGGATCGACGATTACACGATCGCCGTGCAGGTCAATTCGGGCCGCTTCTATCATTCGCCGCCTGGTCAACCCGATGTGTGGGATCCGCTCGATACGTTCACCGCCAACGGCAACCCGGACAACATCAATTCGCTGATCATCACGCCGTTTCGCGAGCTGATGCTTGGCGGCGCGGAATCAGTTGAACAGTTCGAGCGCTTGCCGACCGGCGATATCCCGTTCTTCCGCCGTTGGGCGGTCGGCGACGGCGTGAAATTCCCTTACGTCCAGATCTTCGCCGACAACGCGATGTGGACGATCAACAAGCTCACCGAGCTGGTGCGCTTCTCCGGTCAGCAATCGGTGTCGGAAGGCGACCAGATCGGGCGCCTGCTCGAGTCGATCGACGACTGGACCGACGCATGGATGGGCGGCTACCCCGACCGGCCGTTCCACATCGTCGGCCAGAAGTTCATCATGTTCCAGGCGCCGCACGCGACGAACGCCTACGGCACCAAGGGCATCACGATCGTCTTCGACTACAAGCAGAAGCGCTTCTTCACGTTGTGGGGCTGGGACAACAAGAACGGCGTGCCCGGCCGCTGGCCCGGATGGTCGCACTGGACGCTGTGGGACCAACTATTTGTCGGCGGCGAGGGCAAGATCTTCGTTGTTGACCCGGCCATCTACCGCAATGGCCCGGACCTGCAGCGCTGGCTGATCCGCACGTCGCACATTGCGCAGGGCTCTGGCGTCGTCATCAACAACCTGCGCCTGCAGATCACGCGCGGTATTGGCACTTCATCGACCGCGCCGCAGATCCGCATTCGCTGCGCCCGCGATGGCGGTCAATTTGGGCCGTGGATCTCGCGCAGCCTTGGCAAGGCGGGCGAACGCAATCGCTTCATCCACTTCGGCAGCTTCGGCCAGGCGAGCAGCTTCATGTTCGAGATTTCCTCGGCCGACGACTGCGCGATCGATCTCAACAAGGCCGAAGTCCTCGCGACGGCCGTAGGACACTGACATGGCCAAGAATACCGTCGTTCCGCCGCCGCCGCGCATCGACTTCAATGCTGCTGACCCTACGTCGGTCGCCTCGGCTGTGCGCTCGCTGCTCGGATGGGTGAACGACTTTTACCGCAGCACCGTTGTGGAAAGCGGACTACTCGATCCGAGCTTCCAATCCAACGCTGGCCAGTTCGATCCCGCGAACCTGCCAGACCCGGAAAACTCTTCGATCGCGCGAGCGCAGCTCACCGCGAACGAGGCCTTCAGACTGGCGCAAGAAGCCAAAACACTCGCAGAGGCTTAGACAGACATGGCATCCTATGTTTCCCCGAACGATCCCGCGGCGCTCGCCTCCGGTCGTTACAGCGAAAACCGCCCGGCCCAATTCGTCGGCGGCTCGATCGACCCGACCAGTGGCAATCTCATTCCCGGATCCCGCGACGACGCTTCGAACGGCCGCACCGCGTCGATCGAGGCCGACATTCCCGAACCTGCCGCGCCGACGACGCGCCTTGGCAGCGTGACGCCGGAAGCACCAAAGACCGATTACGGCGCGCTGGCGCTCAACACTGGCTTGAACGTCGCCGCGGGCGCCGCGAGCAAGGTGCTGGGCGACACAATCGGCAAGGCGCTCGGCGGCGGCAGCGGCGGCAGCGCCGGCAGCAATCCGATGGACCTCAACGTCGGCGGCGGCATCAATAACACCGGCGCCGGCGGAAACAACGGCAGCGGATCGGCGCCGATGTTCGAGTTTCCGTCACCTGGTGCATCGAGCTATGGCGGCGGCGGCGGCGGTTATTACAGCCCGTCGATCGACACCTCTCCGAGTTTCAGCGGTGGCGGCGGCTATTTCGACAGCCACTATGGCGGCGGTGGCGGCAACAGCTATTACAGCGGCCCGGGCGACAGCGGTGGCGGGAGCGGAAGCGTGATCTGCACCGAGCTGCATCGTCAGGATCTGCTCGATGGCATCACCTTCGCGGCCGACCAGCGCTTCGGCACCATGGTCAAGCTCTACTATCCCGCCGTCTATGACGGCTACCTCGCCTGGGCACGTCACTGCGTGACGCTGATGCGCGTGTCGCCGCGCTTCACCGCCTTCGTGAAGTTCTTCGCAACGCCGTGGGCGCAGTACCTCGCCATGCTGATGGGAGAGCGCGAGACCGCGCCGGTGTTCGGCATGGTGCTGTTCCACATCGGCTGGCCGCTGTGCGGCGCCATCGGCCGGATCAAGGCGCGGCTCAACGCGAAGCGCGCGCAACTCCTGCCGGCAAAAGCCTGAGACCTCGAGCACAAGAAAGGCTCCGACCATGATGCCTCCGAACCAGATGCCGCCCGCTGGCGCCAACGCCGGCGCGCCGCAACAGCAGCCGTCGCGACTTCCGCCGCACCTCAGCAAACTGCCGCCGGAGATTGCGGCGCAGATCGACCCGAACAACCCGATCCAGATGGAGCTGCTCAAGCGCATCGACACATTGTCGCCGCAGGAAGCGCAGGCGCTGCGAACCGGCATCACGCCGCAGGCCGCAGCCGTCATGAAGCGATTGTTGCCCGAGGTTGGTTTCCTCCTCAGCGGCCGTGGCGCAGGCGCAGCGCCTGGTGGCCAAGCGCCGCAGCAGGGCGCGCCTGGTGGCCAGCCGCCGCGGCCGCCGATGCCGCCGCAGGGCGGTGGCGGTGGCGCACCGCCTCCGCAGGCGCAGGGCGGTTTCCCGCCGCGTCCGAAATCCAGACTTGGCGAGATGTAACGAGGTAGCGCGCCATGTCGTGGAATTTCATCGCCCCGATCATCACCAACGCCGTCGGCGCGGCGATCGGCAAGTCGGCCAACAACGAAGCCGCGCAGATCGCGGCGAACGCGACGTTGCAGGGTGCGCAGATCGGTGCTGATGCCATCCGCGAAGGCAACACGCAGGCGCAGAACACGCTCAATACCGTCCGCAAGGAAGCAGCGCCGGCGACGAGCTATCTGCGCGGCGTCATCGCGCAGGAGGGAAGCCTCACGCCGGCGCAGGCCTCAGGCCTGACCGATGCGCGGCGCACGGTCGCCAACACGATCCACTCCTCGAACTTCGCCGGATCCGGCCGCACCGCAACCGCGCTGTTCCGCAAAGCGGAGAGCGACTTCACCAACAACGCGCTCGATAGCAACAGCCAGCGTGCGTTCCAGGCTGCGACCGGCATGCAGGGCGGCGCGACGTCGGCCGCGACCGGCATCGCCAATTCGCAGGCGAACACCGGCAATGCCGTCGGCAAACTGATGAGTGACGCGACCACCAAGGCCGGGCTGTACGACGCGAACGCGACGACAGCGAACGGCAAGCTCACCGGCGAAGCGCTGGGCACGATCGGCGCCACGATCGCCAACGAACAGCGCGCCAGCCGCTACGGCGACCGCATGGCGAAAATCGAGAAAGCTTTGGGTGTGACCTGATGTCCGACAGAGTAGGGCTTGCCTTCATCACCGCCAATCCGGCCACGGCCGCGTTCGAAGACGGCCAGCGCGCGGCGATGGCACGCGAGCAAGCCGAGCAGCAGCTTCAGGGGCAGATGCTCCAGAACGCCGAGAATATGGCAGCCGCGCCGTCGCGCCTGAAAACGGTCAACGCTAACGCGAACCTCGCCACCACCAATGCCGACGTGGCGCAGAAGACAGCGCCCTACAAGGTGCAGTCGGCGGAAGCGGGGGCGCGCAGCGGCATGGCCGATGCCAGAGTTTCCGAAGGCACAGTCGGTTCGCGCATCGCGACGTCGGGCGCCGCCGCCCAAACTGCAGGTGCGAATGCGCGCGTGGCATCGGGCACCGTCGATAGCCGCATTGCTGCGCAAGACGCAGCCGCGCGCACCGCGGGCGCGAATGCTGACGTTGCCGTCGGCACTGTGCAGCCGCGCATCGATACCGCGCAGTACGGCGCACAGACGGCCGGCGCGAATGCCAACGTGGCAACAGGCACCGTCCAACCACGGATCGATACAGCGCAGGCCGGTGCTCGCACCGCCGATGCAAACGCCGATGTCGCCGTCAACACCGTCGATCAACGCGTGAGAACTGGCCTCGCCAACACGCGGCTTGCCGAAACGAACGCCGATGTTGGTGAACAGACGGCTGACGCGCGCGTGCAAACGGCGCAGGCTGGCGCGCGATCGGCCGCTGCAGGCGCGGTGAAGGCGGAGATGGAGGGCTTCTACAAGTCGCTCGATCTTCTGAACGCAGGCGATCCGGCGAGCGCACAGGAAGTCGCGCGCGCCTATGGCAGCGAGATCCCGCCGCAGGTCGTGCAGGATGCAGGCCTGCGCAAGGAAATCACCGACGCGGCGAATTACGCCAAGAACGCGTATCCCAACCGCCCTGCCGATCAGCAGAAGTACATTCAGGGCTTCATCAAGACCCGCACCGAGCGAATGGCCGCTGGCAAGCCGCAGCCCGATCCAACTGCGGTCTACAACGTGCCAGGCGCGCCGGAGCTTCCGGAATCGACAGCGACGTCGACGCAGCATGCGCCGGCCGAAGTCGCTGTTGCGACATGGCTGATGCAGAACAAGGTTGCGGCCAACGCGCAGGAAGCGTGGGACATGGTGCGGCGTTCGAAGTCGAACCCGACCACGGTTTATGCCAGCGTGTTCAACAACGCGTTGCGTGCGAACTTCGGCAATCAGGCGAAGGCGAAGCAGATCGCCGATGACTTCATGAAGCAGGCGGGGCTGGCGGGCCAACCGACGGCAGCACCGGCGCCAGCGCCAGCAGCTCCCGCTCGAGCGCCAGCTCCTGCGGCAGCACCAGGCGCGCCGAGCGCTGGCTTGCCGCCCGGTCAGGGCTCGCAGCAATCGCCGTACCAGGCGACGACGCAGCAGCACGTCAATTGGTTCAAGACCTCCGCGCCTCCGGGCACGGTGATCAGCGTCAACGGCCAGCTCTACACCAAATAGCGAGCTAATCGCGGATGAACCTCGACATCACCGGCCTTAAGCCGCTGGATGCAAGCGGCTTGACGCCGGTAGCGCCCGACGGGCTGCAGATCGACGTCACCGGCTTGAAGCCGCTGGACGTCACGGGCTTGAAGCCCGCCAGCGCCGCACCGGCGCAAACCTCCCCAACTGAAACATCGCTGAGCGATTACCCGGTCGAATTCGGCAAGGGTGTGCTCGAAGGCGCCAAGAACCTTCCGGCTTCGGCCATGAAGGGCGCTGGCGCGGCCGCGACCGGCTTTACGCGTGATCAGCGGACCGTATTCGACCGCATCGATCGCGGCGAACGCGTCTCCGACATGGAAGATCCTGTCGGCTATCAGCACATGTCGCCGGAGCAGCGCATGGCCGCGCGCGCCGATATCGACCGCGCATCGGCCGTGCCGCTGACGCAATCACCGCTTTATCGCGCCGGCGAGGCCGTGGAGGAGTTCGGCAAAGAGACGCTCGCGCCGGCGCCGGGCTTCGAAGGCAGCTGGACGCGCGATATCGGCTCGGGCTTCGGCTCGATGGCCGCGGGCATCGGTTTGTCGCTGGTGCCGCATGTCGGTCCGTTCGCTGCGCAGGCGACGTTCTTCGGCGCCGGGCAGGGCGAAGCGGTCGATCGCGCCGTCAAGAAGGGTGCGACCGAGGAGCAATCGATCCAGGCCGCGCGCCTCGGCACGATCCCGGGCGCAACTGACGCACTCGACATGCTGCTGCCGCAGCTCGGCTCGACCGGCCGCGCGCTCGGCTTCATCAAGCGCGTCGGCTTGCGCGCGCTCGAGGGCGCGTTGCTCGAGGGCGGGCAGGAGGGCGTTCAGCAGCTCATGCAGAACGCGATCGCGCAGGGCGTCTATAACCCGGCGCAGGATCTGCTCGAGGACGTGCCCCGGTCGATGGCGATCGGCGCCATCGTCGGCGGCGCGACGTCAGGCGGTTTTGCCGCGGCGGACCGCCGCCAGCCGGCCGCGGCGCAACCGCAGGCCGCCCCGGCGCAACAAATCGACCCCGTTTTGCAACAGGCCGCCCCGCAGGGCGTCCCTTCCGGGGCAATTCCCGCCGAAACCATCCTCCCGCCCGACCCGGTTAACCAGCCATTCAGCACGTCTGTAGAAAGCCCCGCAGCGCCAATAGGAGCCCCGCTGAGTGGGGGTCCGGTTTTGGCCGATGCGAGTGCCGGAATTCAGCCGCCAGCCAGCGGGCTCCCCGCCGCCGCAGAGCTGCCGGGCAATCCAGTTGAACTGGACGCGACCGGCCTTGAGCCGATGCCGCCGCCGTCCACCCGCCCGCTGCTCGAGCAGATCCTCAACGACCCGCGCCCGGTCGCCGAGATCCGGGCGGAGATGGAGGCGGCGCGGAAGGCCAGCCTGACGCCGGCGGTAGATTCGGCTCGCCTTGGCGAGGTGCAGGACGACGGAATTCTCGGCTTTCAGTCACTGAACGGCCAAGTTCGGCTGATTGACGGTCGCGTTATTCCAGTCTCCCAAGGCGCCGGGCAGATTTGGGGCCCTGAAGGCGTCTTGATCCACCCGAACATCGTAGCGGCGTTCAAGAACGGGCCGACCGACGAGTGGGTGCCGACGAAGTTGCCCGGATCCCGCCGCGCGCCGGTGCAGCTCGAGACGGCAGGCGATCCGAGCCTCGGCGCCGAACAGACCGTGCAGCCGAAGTCGATGGCGCAGGCCGAGGCCGGTAATTACCGCAAGCGGCACGTCAAATGGAACGGCATCGACGGCGCGATCGAAACCGAAGCCGGCCAGGAGCGCACTGGCATCGGCGCCGACGGCACGCCGTGGTCAGTGACGCTCCAGCACCCCTACGGTGAATTCAAGCGCACCGAAGGCAAGGACGGCGACCCGGTCGACTTCTACGTCGGGCCCAATCCCGATTCCGGCCGCGCGGTGGTGATCGACCAGGTCGATCCCGACACGCGTAAGTTCGATGAGCACAAGGTGGTCATCGGCGTGCGCAGCGGCGATGAAGCGCTCGCGGTCTACAATTCCGGCTTTAGCGACGGCAGCGCCGAGATGCGCGTCGGCGCGGCGACCGAGATGAGCGCGGCCGAGCTGAAGACGTGGCTCGAGCAGGGCAACACCAAGAAGCCGCTTGCCTACACCAATCCGCCGGTTGACCGATCGCCGAAAGGCCCGTTGTCGCTGTTTCAGTTTCTCGCCAAGAACGGCGGCATTCAGGATCACGGCGGCGAGCTGCGCCACATGGGCCTCGATCGTACCTTCGTGCCCTCGTTCGGCCGGCTGGTGAGATCCAGCGGCATGACGCTGGATCGCGCGCGCGAAGCCCTGGTCGAAGCGGGGTACCTGCAGGATGCAGGCGCCATCAGCGGCGGCAATCCTGAAAGCTTCATCAACGATCTGCTCGAGGCGCTGGACGATGAGAGCCGCGGCAACCGGCTGTATTCCGTCCAAGACGTCGAAGCCTATCAGACCCGCGAATCGCAGCGTCAGGAAAAGGCCAATGCGGAGGAGCTTGCGCGCGCGATCGACGACGTTCGCTCGATCGCCAAGACCGAAGGCATCAACGCGACCGAGCAAGAGCTGAAAGACGCTGCCGAATTCTCATTGGTCAATGGCACTGACCTAATCGACGGACTGATCGAGATTGTCGAGCGCAGCGCTTACGCCGCGCACGATGAAGTGGTAGCGTTAGAACCTCAGGAGCAGGGCGATGGACAGCCGGCCGCGGATGACACCGGAAGATCGGATCAGGGGAGCGCAGGATCTGCGCCGCCGCGCGAACGCGCAGCCGGGCCTGAAGCAGGCGCAGCGCCAGAACCTCCGGCGCGTGGCGAGCAATCTGGTCAAGCTGAACAGCCTCGAGGCGAAGCGCCGGTAGAGGCGCCGACCGACAATCGGCAGTACCTCGCATCGAAGGCGATGGAGGACGCACTCGACAAGATCGAGGTAGCGGTCGAGGCCAACGACCGAAAAGCGGTAATGGAAGCCGCGCGCGACGCTAAGCAGCTTCTCGCCGCCACGCCGCAGGCCATCAAGGACGACGATCTCCAGTATTGGTCGCAGTTCGGTCAGGTCATCGCGAAGATGGTCAAGCCGGGCTATGTGACGGCGAAGCAGCAGATCGAAGCTGAAGCCGCGCCGCCGCCGCCTGTCACGCGTGACAGCGGTTTAATTTCTGCGCCCTCAAATGAGGACGAAAAAATTAACACGCCTGCGCCGCCGCAAGCCTCCGAACCGGGCGAGAAAATCGACACGGCCCCGGAAACTGCAGCTGCGCCGTCGATTGCTCTGGCACGGGCGCTGATGAAGCGCCTCGGGGCGGGCGAGGCGATCACAGCCAAGATCCTGCAGGACGAGGCGACCAAGGCCCACGGCGGTACGCTCGCAGAGGGCAAGTTCGACCGTAAGGACGCGCACGACGCGCTTGAGCTGGCGGTCAATCTCTACATTCGCGACACCCGCCACCTGCGCAGCGATAGCCCTGACGCGCGCATGGCATTCAAGATGCTCGACGAGTTTTTGGCAGACCTGCCGACGCAGCGCGTGCGCTCCGACGAGATGGTCGCGTTCGATCAGTTCTCCACGCCGCCGAATTATGCGCTTGCCGCGGCCTATGCCGCCAACTTGCGCTCTGGCGACACGCTGCTTGAGCCGTCGGCCGGCACCGGCTCGCTGGTCGCCGCGTCATCCATGCCCGGCGTCAAGATCGTCGCCAATGAGCTGTCCGACCGCCGTGCCGCGCTGTTGCGCGAGCTGGTCGGCACAAACGGTCGCGTCTTTAAGGAAAACGCCGAGCAGCTCGACAACGTGCTGCCCGATGACGTGACGCCGACCGTCGTGGTGATGAACCCGCCGTTCTCGCAGACCGCTGGTCGCATGGGCGACAAGAAGGTGCCGATGACGCCGGCGGTGCACATCGAAGCCGCCTTGAAGCGTCTCGAGCCGGGCGGGCGCGTGGTCGCGATCGTCGGCCGCGGCATGACGATGGGATCGCCGACCTTCCGCGCCTGGTGGGGCAAGATCGGCGAGAAATATACCGTGGTCGCCAATATCGGCGTTGCCGGTGGCGCCTTTGAGAAATACGGCACCACTTTCGGCACGCGCCTGGTTGTCATAGATAAGGTCCAAGCCCCGGCGAATCATAAGCCGGTGCTGGTCGAAGCGCAGACGGTCGAGGACCTGATGCGCGCATTGGAGCCGATCCGCGATGCAAGACCATCCTCACCAGCACCACAAATTAGCGACGCTCAATCTCCTCCAGTTAAATCGAGCCGCGCTCCGTCAGTTGAAGGACGTGCAAGCGGAAGCACCGACGCACTATCTGCATCTGCTCAATCTGGCGGCATGGGGACTGGAGAACGGGGCGGAAGGGGAGTGGCCGTTCAAGGATCAGGCCGCGCTTCAACAGCAGGTGGACAATCTGTTCGCGTGGAAGCCGCAGATCGCGTTCAGGTGGCTGCTGAGCAATCCGAACGGGCAGGACAAGACAGAGCAGACGGCAAACCTCCTCAACGAGATCAACCTAGCGTCGACGCCGAAGGCAGCCGCGGCGGCAGTGCTCAACGCGATCTACAGCCGTCAGGTAGCGGACAATCCAGCGCTGCAGCCGTCGGCGAGCGAGTAGGGCTAGAACAGGTTGCGCCCGGCAAGCAGGGCGCTTCCGAGATCTCCGAAAGCCTCTATCAGCCTTATGAGCCCGCGCGCGTCCGCGTGAAGGGCGCAAAGCCGCATCCCGGCCCGCTGGTGGAATCGGCATCGATGTCGTCGGTTTCGCCGCCGCCGGCGACGTATGCGCCTCATCTGCCGAAGGCTGTCATCGAAAAGGGCCTGCTCTCGCTCGCCCAGCTCGAGACGACGGTTTACGCCGGTCAGGCGCACTCCAAGATGCTGCCTGCAGGCGAGGGCGAAACAGCCATGCGCCGCGGCTTCTTCATCGGCGACGGCACCGGCGTCGGCAAAGGCCGCGAGATCGCTGGCATAATCCTCGACAACTTCCAGCAGGGCCGGAAGAAGGCGATCTGGGTCTCGGAGAAGCAGACGCTGCTCACCGACGCAAAACGCGATTGGGGCGGTCTCGAGCAGAACGCCAACCTCGTGTTCAACGCTGGCAAGGTCAAAACCGGCGAGCCGATCACCGCCGCAACGGGCGTGGGCTTCATCACCTACGACACGCTCAAGGGCGGCATGTCCGACCAGGAGGCGATCGCGCGCGGCGGTTTCGTGCGCAAGCAAAAGGTGTCGGTCAACGGGCAGAGCGGCACGGTCGCTAAGATTGAGCCCGGCAACAGCAAGCGCCCGGCGCAGATTACCGTCGATCTGGACAACAAGACGCGCATCACCGCGCCCGCGAATGAAGTCACCGCGGCCGAGACCACGACTGTCAAATCCCGCGTCGACCAGCTCGTCGATTGGGTCGGCGCCGACTTCGACGGCGTTATCGCCTTCGACGAAGCCCACAACATGGGCAACGCCGCCACGACCAAAGGCGATCGCGGTTTCAAGGACGCGGCGCAAAAGGCGCTCGCCGGCATCGCCCTGCAGGACCGCCTGCCGAATGCACGCGTGGTCTACGTCTCCGCTACTGGCGCAACCGAAGTGTCCAATCTGGCTTTCGCCAACCGTCTCGGCCTGTGGGGACGCGGCACGCCGTTCGCCTCACGCGACAAGTTCGTGGCCGACGTCGAAGAGGGCGGCATCGCGGCGATGGAGCTGATCGCCCGCGACATGAAGCAGCTCGGCCTCTACACCGCGCGCAACCTCTCCTATGACGGCGTCGAATACGCCCGCGTCGAGCACAAGCTCGATGCCAACCAGCGGGAGATCTACGACACGCTGGCCGAGGCGTGGCAGTCCGTGCTGCGGAACATCAACGCCGCGCTCGAGGAGACCGGCGGCGACAAGGACGCGCGTGCCAAGTCGGCCGCGAAGTCTGCATTTTGGGGAGCGCATCAGCGCTTCTTCAATCAGGTCATCTCGTCCATGCAGATGCCGTCGGTCATCGAGGACGTGGAAAAGGATCTGGCCGCCGGGCGCCAGGCGGTGCTGCAGCTCACCAATACCAACGAGGCCAGTCAGGAACGCGCCGCGGCGAAGGCGACGACGGCCGAGCAGATCGAAGACCTGGACATCACGCCGCGCGACCAGATCATTCAGCTCGTCGAGCGCTCGTTCCCGACGCAGGAATACGAGACCTACACCGAGGAAGTTGACGGCAAATCCAAGGTCCGTTCGCGACCGGTGGTCGATAGCAACGGCGCGCCGGTGCAGAACAAGCAGGCGCTGCGGATGAAAGAGGACCTGATCGAGAAGCTCGCCTCGATCCGCGTCCCGCAAGGCCCGCTGGACATGGTGCTCGATCACTTCGGCGTCGACGTCGTCGCGGAAGTGACCGGCCGCGGCCGCCGCTTCGTGCTCAAACCGGACGAAAAGACCGGCGAGCGCAAGCGAGTGGAGGAAAGCCGGCCGGGATCCGCAAACCTCGCCGAGACTGACGCCTTCCAGGCGGGCAAAAAGAAGATCCTGATCTTCTCGGAGGCCGGCGGTACCGGGCGCTCCTATCATGCTGACAACACGTCGGCGTCGAAGAACGCACGCCGCGCGCACTATCTCGTGCAAGGCGGTTGGCGCGCCGACAAGGCCGTGCAGGGCTTCGGGCGCACGCATCGCACCAATCAGGCCTCCGCGCCGATCGTGAAGCTGGTGACGACCGACCTGCAGGGCCAGAAGCGCTTCATCTCGTCGATCGCGCGCAGGCTTTCCCAGCTCGGGGCGCTCACCAAGGGCCAGCGCCAGGCGGGCGATCAGGGCATCTTCTCGGCCCGCGACAATCTGGAAAGCACCGAGGCGACGTCGGCGCTGCGGCAGTTCTACACGGACCTGCTGCACGACAACGTCAAGGGCGTCGATATCGTCGATTTCGAGGAACAGACCGGCCTGCAGCTGCGGAACAAGGACGACGAAGGCCGCTCGATGGGCGCGAAGGAGGACCTGCCGCCGATCACGCAGTTCCTTAATCGTCTGTTGTCGCTCAAGATCGACATGCAGAACCGCGTGTTCGACGCATTCTCCGAGCGGCTCGATCGCGTCATTGAAGCGCGTCAGGCCGCAGGCCTGCTCGATGTCGGCCTCGAGACGGTGAAAGCCGACAAGATCGTCAAGGAGACCGAGAAGGTCGTCCACACGATCGAGGACACCAGCGCCGAGACGAAGCACGTCAAGTTCACGCTCTCCAACAAGTTCGTGGCGCTCGCCTTCGACGACGTCGCCGACAACAAGAACCGCCCGGTCAAATTCTTCGTGCGCAGCCCGAAGGGCAAGGTTTATGCGGTGGCGGAAGCCTCGAGCTTGACGGACGCGAAGGGCAAGATCGTCGATTACTACCGCCTCATCAACGGCGTTTCAGGCTCGCATGTCGTCGAGCGCGCCAACGTCGACACCGGCAAGGGTTGGGACCGCATCGATCGCCGCCAGGCAGAGACGATGTGGAAGGCCGAGATCGACAAGGCCCCGGAATTCATCAGCTACCCGATGCACCTCATCACCGGCGCGATCCTGCCGATTTGGGACCGCCTCAAGGGCAGCGCGCGCGTGGTGCGCCTGCAGACGGACACCGGCGAGCAGTTCATCGGGCGCGTCATCCCCAACGCCCGCATTGCCGATACGCTCAAGGCGCTCGGCGCAGAAGCCGACGCGCCCAAGGTGACGCCGGAAAGCCTGCATGCCGCGCTCTCCGCCGGCGGCCGCGCTACGCTGTCCAATGGATGGGTGCTCAAGCGATCGCGCGTTGCCAACGAACAGCGCATCGAGCTGACCGGCCCGTCGTCGTTCTCCGAAGGCACCGAGGTCAAGAAAGACGGCGCTTTCACCGAGCGTATCGACTTCAAGGTGCGATACTTCGTACCGACGTCGCTGCCGGATGGCCCGGAGACGCTGCAGCGCATCACGCGCTACCGCCCGGTCGTGGAGCTGACAGAGGCGAACGCCCGGCCGGGCCAGATGGCCGCCGGCGACGAGGATGCCATGTTCAAGCTGCGCACGCTCGAGCTGCGCGCGCCCTTCACCGACGAATTCACCGAGCAGCGCGAGAAGGTCTATCCGCTTCTGCGCCGCGAGCTGGACCGGCTTGGCCTGCCTCAGATAGCGTTGAAACTGCCCGACACGATCGAAGCCTACGTCAACGGCAAGACCGTATCGGCCGACGGGCACTATCTGCGCGGTGTGCTGTCGATCGCGCTCGATGCCAACCGAAAATTCAACACTCTCCATCACGAGGCGCTGCATGCGCTCCGGCGCTTCGGTCTGTTCAAAGATGGCGAGTGGTCAATTCTAACGCGGGCCGCCAACGCCAGATGGCTCAACCAGTTCAAGATCAGCGAGCGCTACTCTGCTTGGCCGCAGGACAAGCAGATCGAAGAAGCGATCGCGCACGCTTATGCCGAATGGGCCGAGGGCAAGTTGACCGTAGAAGGCCGCATCGCACGGCTGTTCAAGCGGATTGGCGAATTCTTCGAAGCTGTCGGCAACGCGCTGCGCGGTGCAGGCTTCAGGACCGCCGAGGGCATCTTCCGCGACATCAAGGGCGGAGAAGTCGGGTGGCGGATGCAGCCGCGGAACGTCTCGACCGGTCAGTTCGCGCCTGAAGGCGCGATCGCCTATGCCGTCCGGTCCTCCGATGGCGACCTGTTCAAATCTGAGATCGTGCAGACGCCCGATGGTCCGCGGGAGCAGCTCGTTATTCCCGGCGCCGAGCGGATCAGCGATCGCCAGCGCGCCGAGCGCGAAGGGGCAAAGCCGAAGCGCTCTAGCAAGCCGCAAAAGACCGTCGATGGCCTGCCGCTGTTCGAGAATGAGCCCGAACCCGATCTGCCGCTGTTCGCGCTCCGGCAGGAGCCCGGCACCGCCATCGAGCGCCACAACGCTGCGCAGGGCTTTCTGCAGCGCGGTCAGTTCATCGATCGAGCACTGCGCATGCCGTTCGACGTGCTTGGCGGCACCACTAAGGATGGCGTCTGGAAGCCCGGTCGGCGGATGTTCGACAAAGCCGCGTCCGTCATCACCAGGGCGGAATTCTCGACTGAGGGCCGCTTTGCCTTCCTCAATCCGGTCATGGAGGTTGCGCGCACCGGCCTTGTCGATCGCTACAGCCTTCGTGATCTGCCGGAATACGTCGATCGAGAACGCAAGCGCGCGCTCGATGAGCGGGCAGTCATGCTGCAGGGTGTCGAAGCGCTCAAGAGCCTCAAGGATCACGGCGTCGGCCGCGAAGAGGCCAAGGTGCTACAGGCGATCCTGACCGGCGAGCAAGTCGCCGCCGGCGACATGGAAAAGCTGTCGGAGCCGATCCGCGCCGCGATCGACCAGCTCGGGCAGGAAGCCGTTGCGCTGGGCATGGTCAGCCCCGAATCCTATGAGCGCAATCGCGGGACCTATCTGCACCGCGTCTATCAGAAATACGAGGCCGAGCAGTCTGGCTTGGCGCGCATGGTCAACCGGATCATGGGCTCCAAGCGCAAGAAGATCATCGGCGACCAGTTCAAGGGCCGCGGCCTGTTTCAGGAAGTCGACGTCGCTCGGCTGATGAAAGACGTGCCGGGCTGGAACGAGGCCGCGCGCGGCAAGCCGCAGAAGGGCGAGGCCTTCATCCTGCTGGACGAGATGCCGGCACAGGGTGCGCTCGCCCTCAACGATGACACCAGCAAGGTTAAGCCGCTGCGCAGGATCTACTGGCCGGCGGAAACTGCCATTCCCGATCGCTACGATGGCTTCCGCAATCAAGGCATGTGGGAGGTGCGCGACGTCAGCGGTGGCAAAATCACGCTCTGGCGCGACTTCACCAAGGAAGAACGCACCAAGATGGGCGAGATCCTCGACGCCCGTTACACCATCGGCAAGACGTTCATGCTGATGGCGCATGATTTGGCGAATGGGCGCTTCTACAAGGACATCGCCGAGAACGAGGGCTGGGCTCGATCGACGCCGCCGAATGCGAAGTGGCTGGACGCCTCAGAATGGGCCGCGCAGCGCCAGCGCGCCTTCAAGCATGGCGACGTCGCCTGGGTGAAAGTGCCCGACGTCGAGATCCCGAATTCGGGCGGCAAGAAGCGCTGGGGCGCGCTCGCAGGCAAATGGGTCCGCGAAGAAATCTGGCGCGACCTTAACGAGCTGCAGATCATGCAGACGCCCGGCCTGTGGCGTGCGCTGCTGACGCAGTGGAAGCTCAACAAGACCGCGCGATCGCCGGTCGTGCACATGAACAACGTGCTGTCGAACTTCGTCCTGATGGACATGATCGACGTGCGCTTTCAGGACTTCGCGTCGGGTTTGCGGTCGTACATCAAGGGCGACGAGGCCTATCAGGAGGCCTTCGCCAATGGCGCCTTCGGTGGCGACATGATGAGCCAGGAGGTCCGCGACCAGGTCCTCAAGCCGATCCTCGAGGAACTGGAGAAGGGCAACACGTACCAGCAGGGCGGGCATCTCGGCGCGCTCAGCCAGGTCAGCAAGTTCACCGAAAGCCTGTGGACCAAGCTCAAGGCGGTCGATGCGAAGATGATCGACGCGTACCGGGTGGAAGACGAGATCTTCCGCATGGCGGCATATACGCGCCGGCGCCAGCTCGGCGACGATCCGAAGCAGGCCGCGGACGTCGCGCGCGAGCAGTTCATCGATTACGACGTGCGCGCGCCTTGGATCAACGCTGCGCGCAACACCGTCCTGCCGTTCATCACCTACACCTATCGCGCCGCTCCGATGGTGGCGCGCGCGATCGCCACGCGGCCGTGGAAGCTCGGCAAGTATTTCCTGCTGACCTACATGCTCAATGCGCTGGCCTATGGCCTCACCGGCGACGACGACGAGACGGCCGAGGAGCGCGGCAAGCGCGAAGACCGCGAGCGGAAGTCGCTGCGCGAGAATGAGCAGGGACGAGCATGGCTCGGAACGCCGCGCATGCTGCGGATCCCGCTCAACGATCGCTACAACAACCCGCTGTTCCTCGACATTCGCCGCTGGGTGCCCGCGTCCGACATCTTCGACACGCAGGGCAACGACATGCCGGCGTGGCTCAATCTCGGCGGTCCGCTGATGATCGGCGCCGAGCTGTTCCTCAATCGCAATGCCTTCACCGGCGAGGCCATCGTCAACACGAAGACCGATGACGTGTGGGATCGAATGGGCAACCGAGGCGACCACGTCTACAAGTCGTACATGCCGTCGGCCGCGTGGGTGCCGAACTCCTGGTATTGGGACAAGATCGAGAACGCCGTCAAAGGCGCGACCGACGCGCAAGGACGTCCCTACAGCACGCTCGGCGCTGTCAGCAATTCCGTCGGCATCAAAGTAAAACCGCAGGACGTCGAGGACGGCCTGCGGTGGAAGGCTTACGAGTTCAGCAAGGTCGAGCAGGAGCTGTCAACGGAAGCCGGGCGGCTGGCGCGCCGGCGCGATCGCAAGATCATTTCAGAGAGCGAGTTCGAGCGCGCGATGGCCGACATCGGCAACAAGCGCCGCAAGCTCAACGAAAAACGCGAGAAGCTGCTGGACTAGAAGCGGTAATTCAGCCCGAGCCGCACAAGGTCCGTGTTCAAGCGGCTGTAGGTCACGGCGATCGCCGGAACCGTCGTCGTGTACGTGTTCGTGGTGCTGCCGAAGCTCATGTGCAGATACTCGACGCGCGCCGTCCAGCGATCCCACACTGCAGCCTCAACGCCGCCGCCGATCGCATAGCCGGTCAGCTCATTGGTGGCGGAGTAGGTGCCAGCGATACCAGCAACGCCCACGCCATCGTGTTTCACCGACGTGTAGGCCAGACCGCCGGTGACGTAAGGCATCCAGCGGCCCATAGCCAAGCCAAGCCGGCCGCGCACCGTGCCGAAGTAGTCCATCTTCTGCGTTTCGGTGATGGTGACGCCGCCGCCGGTGAAGGTGTTGCTGCCTTCGAGGTTGCCGCCTTGAATGTCGGCTTCAACGCCGAGCACGATCGCGCCAGCCTGCCAGTTGTAGCCGATCTGACCGCCGCCGAACGCGCCGTCGCCGGAAGCTACACCCTGCTTGGCCCAGCCGTAGCCGCCGTTCACGCCGATGTAAAAGCCGGTCCAGTTGTAGGCGGTGGAGACGACGGGCGCCGCCTTGTACGACATGTCTGCCGCGACGGCCGGAAGGCCGGTCAGAGCAAGAGCAGCAAATGAAGCCAGAATCGCGCGGCGCATGGTGGTTCCCCCAGGTGGTCAGGGGCGGGAGCTAACTACAACCTATGGAATGAGTCCAGAGCGGCATTCCCGTGCTCAACAGCCTAAAGGCCGAAACGCCACCAAAGCGTACCGAATCCGGCCGCAAAACCGATGATTGCGCCGCCGTCGCGCGGGATTAGGGCGCCGATCCCGGGCGCTCGATCGAGCAGGAAGCGGTGGAGCAGCCATCCCGCGATGGCGTGTTCGCCGACCAG